GCCGGTCAACTTTGCAGTAAATGTGCTGAAAAATATGAATAATACAATTGAAAAACCAAATGCATTTGCCTTTAAAGCTAAGGTGGGTGAATCACAAGAAATTCAACTATGCATTTGTATTCGTGAAAATGACAAATGGTTGGAAAATGAAATATTCTCAATTCCAGAAGGACATCCTGAATTGAGTCCTTATATCGATGAACAATTGTTTAATATTGTTTTCATTGGATATGAAAGAGATGAAAATAAAGAAGGATTTTGGATTAAACATCAAAATTCTTTTTATATGAAGAGTGACACTATCTTAACAGAAGATTTACTTAATAACGGAGAGTTTTTTACAACAATAGAGAAAGGATATCAATCATTTTATGAGCAATCAATCACATCAGAACGGGAAGGGGAGCAAACCTCGGCCAGTGAACAAGAAAACCTATAATTCCAATTACGATAAAATAAATTGGGGAACTAAAAAAGATACCAAAGTTAAATGAAAAAAGTTATTGTTTCAAAGGTGGAATATGAATTTCTAGTTTCTTTATTAGAAGAATTATACATAATTTCACCAGACGAAACAATATCGGATAAATGGATATCTAAATTAGAACCAACAAAAAAATTATTTGACTTGGAATTGGAGTTCTATAATATTAGAAATGATTACCAAACTCCGACCAAAAAGGAAATGGTCAAATGGTTACTTGAAAAAATTAAAAATAAAAATCTTGACCTTTGATCAATTCAATGGTAACATAGGTTATGTTAAATTTCAGTTCAGATAAAAAGAAAATTGTAATTGTTGCCGATCCACACAACAATCATCAAAAGCTCGATACTATCATCAAAAAAGAAGATGGTGACATTAATATCTGTCTTGGTGATTGGTTTGATAGTTTCATATATGATGAACCACAACACTATGCAGATACCGCAAAGTATCTACTAGAAAAGTTTTTACCTAATAAGTGTAATTACACTCTATTTGGTAATCATGATCTACATTATTTGTTTGACGCACCTAGTGTATGGTGTAGTGGTTATGAACAATGGAAGTTTGATGCAATTAATGATGTAATTGAAAAACATAGAGGTTATTTTCAAAAGAAATTTAACTGGACTTGTGTTGTTGATGGTATTCTATTGACCCACGCTGGTTTGGACCAACGATTAGTGTCTCCTAATTGTTCTACAAATAATGATATTTTTAAATATCTTGACCAATGTAGTGAAGAAGCTACAACCAAGTTAAAGAGTGACGATTTACATTGGTTTTACCAAGTAGGTCATAGTAGAGGAGGTAGATTTAGAGCTGGTGGGATTGTATGGTGTGATTTTGACTATGAATTTAGTCCTATTGAAGGTTTAAGACAAATTGTAGGTCATACCAATCAATGGGAAACTGGCAGAGCTGCTCAGTATCATAAAGAAGGATATATGAATATTACAGATGCAGATAATATTTGTATTGATTGTAATTTAGATCAATATATTACTATTTCAAATGGTAAAATTGAATTGAAAAATTACGCAGACTTATAATAAGTAAGGTTACACTAGTGTTAAGGGTTGTTACATTACCGTGACAACCCTTTTCTTTTGCGTTAGTAATGATATATTAGTACATATGAAACATTTAAACATTCATTGTACCCATTGTGATTCACAAACAGTCATTAAAAATGGTAAAATTAAAATGACTTGTATGTGTGACGATGAAATAAGAATGATTGATTTAAATGAACATATTGATGGTAGACATAATCATAGTGTATATAGTATGTTTAATGATGATTATGAGTATGTTAATGCAAAATAGAGGGGGGTGGGGGTACCCCTAAAATAAATAAAAAGAAAATTAAAATTTGTCCATATTTATTGGACAAATGGGTGAAAAAAGACAAAAAGAGGGTTATATTTATGTAATTAGTAACACTAATTTCCCTAATTATTACAAAATAGGTGTTACTGAGGATATCAAATCCAGACTGCGCACATATCAAACAAGCAGTCCGTTAAGAAATTACAAAATAGAGTATTATATACATCATCCAGACTGTTATAATGCAGAAAAAGAGATACATGAACAAATGAAATATTTTGCTAGGAGTCAGAAAAATGAATGGTTTGAGATTGGCAGTTTACAGATGGTAATTGATAGATTGGATGAAAGTTTACAACCAAAAGAAAAAATTTCCCTTGACCTTTATAAAAAGTAGACTATACTTATGTTGTAAGGTGAGTTATGAATAATGTTGCAAATAAACTAATATGTTTGAATCTGAATGCTAACTGGCAACCAGTTGGGTTTAAAACTGTCAAAGATGCTATTGTGGATCTTTGTGGTGCTGAAACTCACGGCAAACCATCAACAATGGCATTGGATATTGAATATGAACTAGATGATAATGGACAGCCCATTTTTGATGAAGCTAAGAGCATGAATCCAGTTTCATGGGAAGAATGGATGACATTACCTATTAGACCGTGGGATTTGGCCATAAATAGTCCTACTAGAAGCATTAGGGTTCCAACCGTCATCATCGCTACAAATTTCAATAAGATGCCTATTAAGACATTTAAAGGAAAGCCTAGCAAAGATGGTATTTGGAACAGAGATCAAGGCATTTGTCAATATACTGGCAAGAAATTGACCAAAGATCAATCTACTATTGACCATGTAATTCCTCGTAGTAAGGGAGGTCAGGATACTTGGACTAATATGGTTGTATGTGACAAAACTCTTAATAGTAAAAAAGGCAACAAGTTAAATAGTGAACTTGGTTTGAAGTTAAGAAAAGAACCAATTGAACCGAGTCCAACTCCGATGTCTGCTTTGATTAGAGAAGCAAAACACCATACTTGGAAACATTTTTTAACTATTCAATAAAAAAATTGTAACGAAAACTTCTGGTGATATACTTATTCATCAGAAGTTTTTTATGCGTAAAAATAAAGTTGATAAAATTAAGTTGTTGAATGAAGAAAATGACTTGGAAGTCACAAGTGATATTATTAACGCATATAGAACAAACACTACCAGAAAAAGAATCACAAAAAGAGGATTAGAAAAGTATTATAATAACCTAATCCAATTTATGAATAGTAGATTTATTTGATTCCTTTTTTCTTTTTGTAATCTTCTAATGCTGCACTTAATGCTTCGTGTGCCAAAACTGAACAATGAATTTTCACTGGGGGGAGTCCCCCTAAAGCATTAACAATATCATCGTTACTAAAACATCTTTCAAGTTCATCTATTGATTTTCCCTTGATCAATTCAGTAGCCATAGATGAAGCAGCAATTGCACTTCCACAACCAAAAGTTTTAAATTTTGCATCCATTACAGTTCCAGTAATATCATCAATTTTAAGACTAATTTTCATGATATCACCACAAGCCGCTGCACCAACTTCACCAATGGCATCTGCGTCTTTTATATCACCCATATTTCTTGGGTTAATAAAATGGTCCATTACTGTTTCATTATATAGTGTATAAGATTCATTCATAGTCCAATTTGTTTTAAATCGTTAAGTACCATTTTTTCTACTAGTTGTTCAAATGATGTTTCTGGATTCCATCCCAATTCTCTTCTAGCTTTGGTACTATCACCCAATAAAAGATCTACTTCTGCTGGTCTATAGAATTTAGGATTTATTTTAACTAATACTGATACTACTGGTTCATATTTGATTGCATCTTTGGTACTAATACTAAACTCTGATCTTTCCGCTTCACCGTGCCATGTACCTTCAATACCTGCGGCTTTAAAAGCATACCATACAAATTCTGCAATAGTGTGTGTTTCATTACTAGAAAGTACATATTCTTCAATTTGCATATTACTATCCATATCAATTCTACATTTTTCTTGATTTAACATTAACCAAATACCTCTAACAAAATCTTCGGCATCACTCCAATCTCTTTTGGCTTTTACATTTCCCAATTCAATTGGTTCAAATGATTTACCTTCAATAATGGCTTTTTTAATTCTAGCCACACCTTTTGTAATTTTACGAGTAACAAATTCTTCACCTCTACGAGTACCTTCATGGTTAAACAACAAACCTTGAATTGCATATAAATGGTAAGATTCTCTATATACCTTTACTAGTTGTCTTGCAGCGGATTTACTTGCTCCATATGGACTTCTTGGTCTAGCTGGATGATTTTCATCTTGAGGTACATATGCAACATTTCCGTATTCTTCACTACTACCGGCATTATAAAATCTACAAGATGGTTTATGCAATCTAATAGCTTCTAATATATGGATTACACCAGTTGTATTACATTCCCATGTTTGTGCTGGAAAATCCCACGATGAACCTACGAATGTTTGTGCGGCTAAATTGATAAAATAGTCTGGTTTTAATGACTCTACAATTTTACTAATACTATGAGCGTCACTCAAATCAAAGTTTACTAAATGAAATCTGGGATTATTTTCCAAATGACTGATATTTTCATGATTTTTGATACTCAATCTTCTAGCTCCACCAAAAATAATATAATCAGTATTTTTAAGCAAATAATCTGCCATAAAACTACCATCTTGTCCAGTAACTCCAGTAACAAATACAACTTTATTTGTACCAATCAAATTTTTTGCATCAGCAATATTTAATATTTCCATAGTAACCTCTGTTTCTTGTGTAGTAAAAACCATATTAAAAATAACATAATTGTTAGTATATGTATATATATGAATATATGGTTACAAAAGAAATTATATTGGATATATTAAATGATAAAGATAATTTTGTCAATATAGTAAAAGAATTTCCCGGTTTATATTCACCATGTGTAACTATAAAACAAAATGTGTCCAAAGAAAATGTTGATGTAGCTATGAATAAAATATTGGCTTTTATAGACAAAAGTGAAAGTTTTAAAAAATTAATTCATAGTTTAATTCCAAAAATAAAAGAACAAGAAAAGAATAATGTAGCTGGTCTTGTTTTGGAAATAGATAAAAATGACGAAAGTTATTCTGATTTAATAGAAAAAACTAAAAAAGAAAAATGGACTTATAAAGGTCTTACAATTGTTGATGGATATGATAAATTGAAGGTATATTTTTATTAAAATTCATCATCATCTTCTTCATCATCATATTCGTCGTCATCAAAATCATCTAAATCATCCTCATCTTCATGCATAAAGTTTGGATTATGTTTTTGATGGAAATTCTTAAAATCGCCATCAGATAATCCTAACGAACCAATCAACGAAATAAGAATAAAACACATTTGTTCTTTCGGAAGTTTTTTATCTAATATTTTCTTAGATAACGAATTTGCAAGAATCATCAAAGAAATTACTGTCTTGTCATCTTTCATGAAACTGTTTTCCATGAATTTTTCTTTCACGATTTCAGTCTTCGACATTATCAAACCAGGAACATCAGTCAATTTCATAGATTCCATGGTATTTCTCTTAATTTCTTCTTCTAATAACTGTGTTCGTGTCTTTTTATCACCACCTAATTTATTAATTTCTTTAGCAATTGCTTTTACACTTTCACGATTTAACTTCTTTGCAATACTAAATGATACTAGTACACCATGTTGAGCAATTAAATGATTGAATGTTTTCATAAAGCATAAATATCACTTAAGATATAATAACTTTATTTTAAAATCTAGCTCTTATTGGTTTCTTTGCACCTTGAATTACATCAGGATCCATATTAAAATGAATTGTTCCTCGTCTAATATAACCTCTACCAGTACAAAATGTACAATTATAACATAATATCTTTAAATTTTCTAACTTATGATTGGTTTTGTCACCATCTTCAAAGTTTAATAACAATGGTATTTTACCATCAGTAATTCTTCGTTCACCATACCCACATTGTTCACATTCGGCTTTTTTTGTACCTGATCTAATCAATTTATCTTTTAATCTGTGAACAGGAAAATTAGGACATTTGCCTGCTAGTATCTTACTTAATGGATATTTACCTTTATATGGATCAATTGTACTATTTAAGTCTCTTGTTTTTCTTACTGTTGGATCACATACAACATGAACACCATACATTTTAGCATACTTTTTATAAGTAGTATAACTTACACCCAGTTTTTTAGAGCATTCTCTTGCACTTCTACTATTTGCTCTTGCTTCTTTGATTTCCGATTCTAATAATACCCTTGCAATTCCATTCTTTTCTTTTCTTTTTGGAAACAATACAGATTCTGCCTGTTTTTCCAAATGAGGAATAATAACACCATTTTCTTTTAATTGATTTACTTCTTCTGCTACTTCTTTAGCAACATCTTCACCAAGACTACTAATTTCTTTTATTTCTTTAACATCCTTTTTAAGAGATTGTAAATCATTTAACTGTTTTTGCATTTCGGCCATTTGAGCCAAAATTACATTTATATCTGGAACATTACTCATAATTAACCTTTGATTGGTTCGTCCGCTAAATCAACTTTGGTTTTTGATAAAAATACTGACCTTAAAATTTCTGCTTTACTATGAAATCCTGCGTTAATTAATATCTTATATGTATTGTATACCGATACATTTTTCTTTGATTTAGGATTCTTTGGTTCGACCCAACATTGTAATAAAGCAGTTACTGTTAAACTTCCATTGTTTATTGCTCGTTCCATTGCTTGTGTACACGCCTCTAATTTGTAATCATCAAATATAGTTTCGTCTACTTCGATTGTTTCTTTCCAATTAATACTGGTTACTACAACTCTTTTCATAAGTCCAAATCTCCATCATTTAGTAGATCCATGTTGTCAAGTTTGCGTTTTACACTTTCACAAACTTTTTCTTCCACCGTATTAGCAACAAAGACAATTTTCTGAATACTTTTACTTTTGGCACTATCACGCCAAACTCTTCCAGTTGATTGTCTCATTAATACAGCAGAATAACTGGGTGATATAATAGACATTCTAGGATGTTTACCGTTCAAATCATGTAAACTTAAACCTGCACCACCAGCTTGAATGTTTACCAATATTACCCGTTCTTTATCTGCCTGAAAATCATCGATATTTTGTTGTCTAGCTTTTGCATACTTAGCTTCACCATTAACAATACATTTGGTATTTAATCTTTCCGATAAAGCATCAATAGTTTCAGTAAAATTACAAAATACAACCACACTCATTCCATTTTCAATTGCTTCTTCAATCATTTCAATAAACAATGGAACTTTAACCAATTCTACTTTTTGTCTAGCTCTAAGAATTGCAGTCAATTCACTAGTATTTTCTTTACTTTCCTTCTTTATCTTCTTTTGTAACTTAGCCAATTCAGCTTCCATTTCCGCATAAATACTATTGATCTTCTTTTGTGCGTCTTCTTCCATGTTATAACATTCAGCATCAATTTGACTTTCTGGAAAGTTTGGTATTGTATCTCTGGTTAATCTTACACCTCTATTGATAAAGATGTCATTGTGCAATTTCTTTAATACTTCTTTATCGTTATTAAATTGTAATCCAAATCTACCTTTGGTAACACCATGTGCATATAACCAAGTATAATATTGTTTGTTGTTTTCAAACAATTTAATAGCCATACCAACTGTCTTTAACTCTAATGGGTTGGTTGCATTAGTTGCTGAACAAAACAACATCTTATAACCTTGTTTCAATGCTTCCAAACAAGTTTCACTGTTTTTTGTATTTGCACCTTTTAATTTTTGACTTTCATCCCAAATAATAAGGGTTGATTTAGGAATCTTCCATACAAATTCATTGCGTCTAGTGTCTCTTCTTTTGACATAAGACGCAATCATACTGTCTTTCTTACCCATTCTAAGCATTTCATAATTGATTACTCCGATCAATCTATGATTTATTTTAAAATGGTTTTTGATTACTCTTTTCCAAGATTCCATAACTGCTTTTGGACATACTACAAGAATATCCATGTCTAATTCTCTTGCAGTACCACATGCATTATATGTTTTACCAACGCCTACATCACTACCATCAATTGCACATCCCCATTTTTTAATAGCTGCACATAGTTTTGATACAGCAGTTACTTGCCATGGACGCAAACCATCTTTCGTTTTTACTTCATATGGTTTTAATGGTTCATCAGATTTGACTGTATCCGTTGTTTTCTTCTTAGAAAAACTGTCTTTAGTAGTATGTGTTTCGGTCAAGAACCAATCATTGTCTACTTTTTTAACACCATAACCTTTGTCTTTTAATTTGAAACTATTACCTTTCCAATAAACAAAGAATTCGTTACGATAATTAACTGGAATTAACCAATGTCTTGTCCAAAGAGGTATTCCGCTCTTTGATTCAATTTCATACGGATCACTCCATTTTACATCCAAATTAATCATTTTTAATCACCCATTTCGGTACGGTATTTACTATAATGTGCAACATCATGAATGTTACAGCTTTTTAGTATACCACCTTTTCCAACAATGCCAATGTTAAATACTGTTCTCATTGATTCTGTAAAATTTCTTCCTTGTGAATCGTCTTCGCCATGTCCCAAATCAATAAGATTTTGCATATAAAGGTCTCTAGACTTTCCAAATTTTCGCTTCACAGTGCCTTCTAAATGTTTTACCAAACCTTGTATATTTTCAAATATTAAAGGCGAATTTGTTAATGTAGTATCTATAATGTAAAATTTATTCATACATTTATATATAGTTGTATATGTGTATATATTACAATATAATAAATGAAAAACAAGTTATTATTAATCTCTGGATAGTGGAATGTCTGTTTGAAGATTTCTTTCAGTTTGTCCACGAATAATTTCAAAATACTGTAATAATTTGTTAATTACATTATCGGCTATATCTTCCAACCAATCTTCTGGTTTGTATTCAGTTATACTTGGTCCACTATGAATTGGCTTTAAACTACCTTTTTCAAATTCATTGTGTAAAAATTGAATAAGATCTTGTTTTAATTTTTCTTTATTATTAATAACGAATATTTCACTAAGAGATTCTTTATAACTTACTCTTACTGGAGCTTTACCTTTACCTCCACTTCCTTTTTGTCCTCTACCAGCTTTATTTTGAGCTGCTTTTTTTCTTTTTACCCAATTCGCAATAGCTTTACGACCACCTTTGGATCTTAATCTAGCTGCATATTTCTTACCCAAACAAGCACTGTAACTACTTCCTTTTTTAGCATCACCACATTTACCCGCTTTTTTTCCACTACTATCATATCTATCCCAACCACCACCAGATGAACTACCTACACCACCTTTACCAAACCATCTACCTAAACCACTATTGGCATAAACTTCATCTATTAAATCAATCATTTGATTTTCTAATTTCTCAATCGGGTATGACATAATCCTTTATAAATATAATGTAATTAAGTATAAATAATCAATATTTATAAAATATGGCAAGTGCTAAAGACATTCGGTTTGACCAGAGAAATGTAACTAATACCGCATATCAAGAAAAATATGTAAACGGTAATAGTCTCATTATAAGAACAGATTCCACAGGATCTGTTGTTGGTGCCAGTACTTTAGAAGGTGTTGCGATTGGAACAATATCATCAAGCACAGCAAATTTTACTAATGTTACTGCTTCAGTAGTAAGCTCTTCTGTATTTATTGGAAATTTAAGCGGTAGTTTATCAGGTAGTTCTATAATTACTAATAATTTAACCGCTGCAAATTCTAATTTAATTAATATCACTTCAAGCAATATAAGCGCAAGTGGTTATATTAGCGCTTCTGCTGCAAATTTTAACACCCTAAATTCAAACTCGTCAACATTATTTAATGTTACTGCGAGTAATATTACTGCAAGTGGATATATTTCTGCGTCAATAGTAAACTCAACCGATTTAGTATCCGTAAATAATATCTTGACTAATATTACTTCAAGTAATATAAGTGCAAGTGGCAATGCAGAATTAGGCACATTAGCAGTAAGAGGTAACACTACATTCTATGGAGACTTTACTGTATATGGTACCGGATCAGTTGTTAATATTAGCTCTAGTACAGTAATTATTGGAGATAATAGAATACAATTAAATGCTTGGAGTACAGGTTCTTTAAGTCAAAGATATGCAGGTTTGGATTTAACAGATAGTGGTAGTAATAATAATGTAACCAGTTCGTTATTGTGGGATAGTGCAAACAATTACTGGTTATTAACAAATAATCAGACTGGTTCAAATCCAGTTGTAACTAGTAGTGCTTTAATATTACAAGGACCAATTAGTGAATTTGGCAATGAAAAACAACTTCCAATTAATACATTCTTAAAAGTAGAATCTGCAATTGGTAATTTAACTGCATCAAATCTAACAGAAGTAGATAGTTTATTAACTTATAATGGAACTATAAGTTCCTCTGCAGTAAGTGCATCATCCGCATTCTTTAATTTAGATGTATTAATCGGCGGAGTTTTAAAAGTATTTAATAAAATATATGCTTATGCCGGTATAATAGGTGATATTACAGGTAGTTTATCAGGCAGTTCTGTTATTGCAAATACAATCACCGCATCTACAATTAGTTCCTCTACATTAATTTCCAATGACAATACATTAGTTAATGTTACATCAAGCAATATTAGTGCAAGTGGATATGTTAGTGGTTCTTCTGCTAATTTTACCAATTTAAGTTCGATAAACAATATACTCACTTATGTTACATCAAGTAATATAAGTGCAAGTGGTAATATTACGGGATCAAATGTATATGTAGAAAATACCATTACCGCAGACACAGGTTCGTTTATATATTTAAATCTAAATAATACAGGATCTGCTCCAACATCATATACAGATACTGGTATGCCTGGGGAAATAAGAATTGATAACAATTTTATTTATATATACACCAATAATGTATGGGTAAGAACACCAATTGTTAGATGGACAACTTAACCTTTTAGTAACGACTTATTTTCAACAATAGGTTTTTCTTCATTGGGAATACCCATTCTCATTTTAAGCATTCTTAATGCTGCTCTTGGATGCATTCTACCACAATTGAATCCTATAATACCATACTTACGACAAAAAGATTCCAATTCATTGATATCCTTTTCATCATAATTAACAACAGGAATATTATTAGGATCTTCTTGTTGTTGTTTCTTTTTTGTCATTAATGCAACAGGATCAAAATCTGGAACTCTTGTAGCGGTAGGTCTTTGCATAGACATACCGCCAAACATTTCATTTCCTATTGACGGCCATTCTTCCATATCAACCTTTATTCTTTGCAAATTGCGCAAATGCCATAGCATTTGTATTCATTCTTCTTTTGATTTGTTCAGGTCCAGTTCTTGCATTTTTATGATCCAAATATTCTTTAGCCACTGAATCCCATTTACCACTATTAATTAGTCCAATAGTCTTTGGACCCAAATCACCTCTATATAAAGCATTAATTATTGCATTCTTAACTGAATTTGGTAAACTATTGAAGTTACTAATTATACTTGATGCCAACTTTTCTTTGACCTTTACATCTACATTGAATAATTTTTCAATTTGATCAGATGATAACTTTTGTTGTCCATTCAATACTTTGTTATAATCAACTGCATTACCAAATAATGATTTAAACAAGTTTCTATCTTGTTCAGAACCATTCAAATAGTGTCCAATACCAATTGTTGGTTTTCCTTCACTATCATTGTATACTTTGTATCTTTTACCTTCCCAGTGAGCTATGTAATCACTGGTTTTTTTGTTTAATAATGACAATTCACTATCTTTTACTGCTGTTTGTACAATTGGAACTGTAGGTGGAAGTTTTGCTGCATCAACATTTCCAGTCAATGCTCCTAATCCCAAAGCACCAGCAGCAAGCCAATCTTTTACTCCTTCACTTAATTTGGATTCATCGATACTGGTTAAATCTTTAATGAGATTACCTTTACCAGTAGCGGTAATCAAAATACCTTTCTCTGCAATAAAGTTTCTAATTGCATCTAATACAGATGATTTTACTGCAGGTACATTTTGATTAGTATTTCCGTTCATAGAAAAGTCATAATTTTGCAGATTGGATAGCGTCAAGAAATTATGACTTGTATCCAAAACTGCTCTAATATAACCTTTTTTAACTGCATTATCGTAAGTATCAATCAAAGTTCTACCTACCAAAGATGGATCGTTCTCTTTAATCCAATCTTCGTGACTATAACCGGCTTCAGCTACAGTACCACTTGGCGTAAACCAATATTTCTTTTCTGGCGGTATTGTAGAACTGAATCTTAGTCTTCTTTGTTGTCTTTCTCTCTCCTTATCATCATAGTAACCTTCATCTAATTTTCTACCTTCTGGTCCAAAATGGTCTAAATGATGATAAACATCATCAAGATATTCACCTGCAAGATTCAATTTAGACTTCACCCAATCTTCCAATTGAGTAGTTGGTTGCAACATTGATTGTAATTCTTTTGCGTCATTATTGATTTGTTTTAACGCACCCATTGCCATACTACTATTTTGTTCTCTTAATAGTTCTTGTATAGCTTCTTTATAACATTCTTTGACAGGCTTACTCTTAGTATCTTTACCAGCTTGTCTTAATTTTCTAGCTCTACAATGTGCTTTTTGACTAAAACCTTTGGGATTACTACAATTTATTGATTTTTTATAAGTATTGGTCCACTTTTCTTCAATATTTTGTGTACCTTTTGCCTTTTCTTCACTATAAAACTTAAGATAATCTCTTACTGTAGCTACATAATCACATGCATGATTCAATTTAGCCTTAACCCAATCTTCCAAGTTATCATCCACACTAAACATTGATTGTAATTTTTCACTATAATCAATTAGTTTGGTAACATCACTCTGAGCCATTTCAGCATTTTCATCAATAACGCCTTGAATACTTGATGATTTATGAGTCAATGCAGTATCTTTCAATGATGCTAACTTTTCTGCTACTTGTTTTTGTTGTGGGTTAAGATTTGAAAATCCATTGTTTTCACCCAAACCATGCAATACAGAATCAACCGCACTCTTGGTGATCCACTTCAATCCCAATTCACGAATCTTTTCAGCCAATTTTTTACCTTTTAAGGTTTTCTTGATATCAGCTAATTGTTCCAATTCACGAATTGATTTCTTAGCATATTTTATATATGTTTGGTAGTCACTCATAAAATTATCTCCAACCTCCACCTTTAGATTTGTACCATTTAGCTGCCCATGCATTGGCATATGCACTAGGATAAACATCAAACTTTGATCTTGCTAATGATTTAGCTCTTGACCATAGTTTACTATTTGTTGGTTTGGCTCCCTTTTTCTTCTTCTTTTTCTTTGTTTTTGCTTCGTTTAATGTTGGTTCTTCAATGTCAATTTCAACAGTTTTATCGATGATTGGTTGACTTTTTCTTCCAGATACTTGTCCATTAGATGTTTTACCAATAGTACCACCCATATTTCCTGAAGAAACACTGTTATTGCCTACTCTTGCTTTATCATTAAAACTTTGATTTGGGTTTCCTAAACCGGAACTAGCAGTTGGTTTAAACTCACTTGCAAGTCCAGCATCTACTAATTTCGTATAGTAATTGGGATCTTCAGTTAAATGGTCTAATGCGATTTCAGTGGCAATCTTTTCATCGTTTGTGTGTTCCATTTCAACTTGAACACCTATTGCTAGTTCATGTGTATTTACATTTGCCGGTGCGGTAGCATCACCAACACCACCAGTTAATTCGCCTACTTGTTCCGTCAAATGTTCATAAAATTCTCTATATGATACATCCCAATCGTTATGTTCTGTATCTGTCCATTTATCAAATTCATTAAGTTTCTTCATGTTAGCAATTTTTTTGAAAGTTTTACCGTCGTCCCAATATGGGTCGATCATCCATCTTCTACCCTTCATTCTAGGGTCACCAATTAATGGATCATTTGGTTCTTTTTTAGGCTTTTGGGAATCGTTTTTCATATTTCTTTTGAGCCATTTCTCTAATGATTTTAGCAATTTCTTTTTCTTGTGGTGTACGATAATCTACAGCTTCTTGTTGGGGAGTAGCCATTAAATTGTATGGTTCTGCTTTTGATTCTGGACTCATGAATGATGGTTTTACTGGTAATTTGTCATCATCATCTATGTTCAACATGTGTAGTTTACTGTAGTATTTGTTGTCTTCTTTTAAATTTCTAACTACAAGTTCCTTAGCCAAGTCTTTTCTTTTAAATACCATTTTCTTTAATTCATATTGTAGTCCTGCCAAAACTTCATCAGGTGTAACTTTATATTTAATGTCTTGAACATCTTTTTCATATTGACCTGGGTCATATGTTGATTTATTATCATAATCGTCAGGTGGAGGAGTACTAATATCACTTGCAGAACCTGCTATAGAGGGAGCATATTTGAATGAATTAGGATTTTGAGATACATCTGGAGAGTTAAAAGTATCTAAACTAGATGCACCACCTAATCCACCTTGTACATAGGACTGACCAGTGTACATTCTATCCCCCATATCATTTTCTTTTATAGTTTTTGACATAACTATAAATATAAGAAAATAACAGTTAATATCTATTATTTTAGACTATAGTTTTGATAGGATGATAAAAGTAATTTTGATTTAAATCGATTGCAATATCATCGGAAGTCCAACTAATATATTTCTGAATATCTTCTCTTCCTTTTTTTAGTGTTGTAAATTTACTAACTAATGTACCGCCTCTTACTTCACAAAACATATTGTCATATAAATGTTTGTTGGTTAAAACTTCATTCACACATTTACCCAATATATAATTTTTAAAATATACACAGGTTGATTGTCCATATGCATATAAAGCAGAAAACTTAATGTGATGCGAATTATGTTTTCTATATAATTTTATCCACTCCCAATCCTCTGACGATGGATCACATATACGATTTCCAAAAAAATCTACATTTGTATTAAAAAACGATTCGATTGGAACATTACAGATCGTATCATATTCATAAAGAAAATATTCATCATAAGTTGGCATTTGTAAATAAGCATCATATGCAAACAAATCACAGTCAAACCAATCAATTGATTTGTTCAGAACATAATAATTAATTGCTTTATTTGTCGGATATTTTTCTTTATTTATTACCAATGAATTTGGAATCAAATTATATCCATCAAATCCTATCGAAACAATATCCCATGTAGGATTTAAATTCTTTAAATTATTAAACCTTTCAATTACAATATCATCGACATAATGATGACTGAAAATAATCAATTTATTTTTCATGTATAGTTTGAACAATCATATAATAAAAAATTAGAACAAATCTTTTATTATATCTTTATTACATCTTTTATCTCTATTTAAATGTTTATATTTATTTACATCCACATAACTTGGATGAACCCACCAATCTTCAAAAAATGTATTCGTATTACAAAACGCATCAACATCAGAAAATAACATGAAATAACCATTATTATTTAATATCTCCCGTTGTTCTTTTCTAAGTTCATCTCCAAATCTATAATAATCATGTTCAATTGTAATTGTTTTGTATTTAAAATTTTTAAAAGGTATTTTTTTTAAAACATCTAAGCTTCCACGGTCTATATCTATAGACAAATAATCAATAACAAATGGAACTTTTTCATCGATAAAAATTTTTTCGTAATCATGTAAAGTGGCATCTCCTATTATAAATTTACACTTCCTTTCAGATGAAAATTGTTCATATTCAATCAAATCGAATGCTAAACCATTCCATCCAATCGATTCCATTGTATACGAATTAATATATTGTTTTGGTCCAAAACAACCAATGTCAATAAAATATCCATTATTAATATGATTAAGAATATTTAGTACAAATTCGTCTTGAGAATTTCCAGAATAGTATACCATATTAATATATAGTTTTGTTTATTTGTAAATGTACTTTGAATAATCCGAATATAAAAATTCTGGCAAATTATTCATTATTCTTGTATCTTCCAATCTTTTTATTCTATCTCTGACCATATTGTATCTTTCAATGGTATTGTCCTCTTGATGTGCAAATGATAACAATTTATTTTCAACATTATAACACCACGAAAAATGATAACCTGCATTTTTAATCAATTTATATGAACTATATTTATTTCTTAAAAATCTTAAATGCCACAAGTCATGTATCTCCTGTTTATATAAATTTGGATTGAATGACAATGCTCTTATCCATGGATTATTGATAGTACATTGTAAATTCATATAATATTTGCGCATGTCAAGTTCTAAATAATTAACATCATTTTTATCTATTTCATTAATACATTGTTCTAAAAATACTATTTCATCAATATCTACACATATTAATATATCATCATTCGTAAATACAATGTTTTCAAGTATATAATTTCTTTGTTTTCTTTCTCGTCGCCAGTCATCAGCATTAAATACCGTTGATGGATATGTTATCCATGTATCCAATTCATCAAAATCTACAATAAAATGAATTATTTTATCTTGGTATTTTTCAAATAAATGTTTATTATCAAAATAATAAAGTGGTTTTGGTCTATTTGAAAATGTAAACGATGATTCTGTAATTACAAACTTATCAACATATGGATAATTCAATTCTAATTGTAACTTTAAAAAATCAATTTCATCATTTAATATTGTGCTATAATATATCATTTGTATTTATTATATATGTTTAGTAATAATTGTTTTGCATGTTCATAATTTGGTTCCGCCCATTGATGTTTATGTTGATAAAATAGTGCAAATTCCATACCAAATACATCACACATTGTATAATCAACTAAATACGGATAGTTTTCTGTGAAGTAATCTATATGACCACCATATTTTGTAACTATGACTGGTTTATGATTCAAATAAGCTTCATATGCAGCATATCCAAGTCCTTCACCTCTATGCAATAAATAATAACAATCACCTAAGTTATGTATTTCGTTTATTTGTTTAGTTGAATAATTACCAAAAAATAAGATTATATCTGGTGGATTTGGATATTGAGATCTTATATCTTCAATTTGTTTCTTAATAATATTTATACTTTCATCTGTATAATAATAATAATTGGTTTTCATTATTAATGTTACAGTATCATCAGATGTAAAAGTATTACAATATGTTTTGACCGTACCTACATTGTTTTTTCTATCATTCCAAGTAGCAATGTTATAAAAGTTATATGTACGACGAATATCTTTATTACCATATTGAACATATTCTGGAATATCTAATTCGTTTTTTGGTCGTTTATTAAAGAAATTATAACTCAAATATTTATTGACTCTAATAGGAGTAGTGACTCCGTTGTCTTCAAATACTTTTTTAGTAAATTCGGATGATGTCCATACTTCATGTATATTAGGACTGTTAAGGAAAGGCATCCATTCTGGTGGTAAAGTTGTTGTCTCCCATGTAGTTTGCAATACTATTTTAATATTTGGATTGTTAAAATGTTTCTTGTATCCCATGATTATATTATCCACTTGATCGGGTAAAAAGTTTACTACACATAAATCATAGTAATCATACATTTTCTCTTTACATTCTTCTACTGCCTTCTCAATTAAATCAGGATTTTCTATTTTTGTATTGTCTACATATTGAGGCATGAATGTAACATTATAACCATTCATTAAATAATTAAACATGAAGTATTTTGCAGATATTGCATAACCACATGTTCCATAAACTGCTACATAAAGTATATTTTTCATTTATTTAACCATCCTTCTTTTTTCCATTGTTGAAATAAATCTTGTTGATAACCACTATAACTGCAAAGTTCTATACCGTTTATTCTATTATAAGCACTATGCATATAATCAAAATCATTAAATTTATGTATTTCAGAACTATCAACTGTCAATGATAACACAAAAGTTCTCAACGGGGAATCACCCCATCTTTTTTTATATATATTTCCACTTTTATTTATTTCATTTACTAACAATTGTACCAATTCATTTTCAAAATAAGAAACTTTAATTATTTCAAAATTATTATAAATTTGTCTAAGATTATAACGATCATTTTCTATTAACTTATTAAAAAAAGTCAATTTAAGATTATGTTTTCTAACCAAATTGATAAAAAATTCACCCATTCCAATTACAACTGGTGGCCATTCTGCCAATTCAGCGGTATATCCATATATTTTGTTGTTTTTATCCAAATAATCAAATAAATCGTATTCAATAGGACTTTCAATAAAAGAGTCTGTATCAAGTCTCATATACCATTCATAATCTTGTATATATGAATATATTTCACTGAAAAACAATTGACACATATGTCTATAACCTATTTTAAATTCTAATCTACCGTCTTCAAATTCTATATTATCAATATTAAAATTTTTAGATGAGTTTAATTCAATATGTTTAAATTTTAAATTGTTATATAATTTTTCTAATTCGTTTATAATATCATATGAAAAATCATTTTCGATAAAAACTATTACGTCACTATTATATATACATTTATAATTACTATAAAGTTTTTTCAACGATGTCTTTAAATTATTAATAGTTTTATCATCCGATTTAGATAAATAACATATGACATTTTTTTTCATAATATAAATTTAATCGTTTCTAAAAACTTTTGTTTATTTGTTTTATTTATGTCTAAAAAATGTTGTCTAATATTGTCACTATTTCTTTTTTGAAATTCAAATAAGTCTTCTTTATTGTTTAACAACTCATTAAATTTGAAATTGTCAACAAAGTAACCTTTTCTAAATTTATAGTTTTTTGTATTTAAAAATTCGTAATTTATAACAAAATCATATATATTTTTAATTGGTACAAATTTAACCAATTCGGGATTTAAATATTCTTTAAATACAGGTATTTCGCTACAAATTACTAATTTACCACAACTCATTGCTTCCCATAAATAATGTCCCCACGATTCATATAAACTGCAACATATGTGAATATCATGGTTGTTTAATTCATGAATCAACTCATTCTCTGATAGATACCTATGACTTGAATCTAATATATTTATGTCTTTTTTATAATTCCAAACCAATTCAGTATTTTTTTGTATAGATTTACCTTTTAAATGTAGTAATTCCTTGGTATTAGTTGGAAAAAAATATCTATCCAAACTGAAAAAACCAGTGTTAATTACATTTTTATGATATAAACTTAATAAGTTTTTTGCATGATTAGAATGAACAAATATATAATCAAACCAATCAATATGAGACATCTCAAAATCTGTCAACCATTCTTCACATACAATGTATATATTTTTTTTATTATTTGATAATTCATCGGGTAATATATTTTGTATAAAAATACCAAGATCTGACTTTCTATATTCATTTTTTGATGATATATCATATGAAATAACATCATGTTCACAAAATAATGATTTTATCAATCTACTATGATTAACTACACCAACACCATTGTTCCAATAATATAGATTGACTTTCATTGATCCATACATATTACAAATTTTTTATATTAAAAAACATTTTTAGTAGATAAATAAAAATACTCTTTTGGTGTTCCTAATACTAAAGTATCGTTTTCATCATGTAAATTTCCACAGATTACTTTTTTATTATTTGATATCATTTTTCTATATGTTTTACTAAAGTAATCGTCTTCATAATTCTCAATAAATACATCAACATTTGCAAATCCATAAAATCCTGAACTAGCAGTTGATGAAATCAATATTTTTTCTTGTATATCTCTAACAAACATTTGGTCTTTTAATACATAACTATATTCGTGATTGTTTGATGTAAATATGTCAATGTAACCATCGTACTTAATTAAACACTCATATACATGTTCAAAATTTCTTTTATACAATATTGTGTCAATATTATGAAAACATATTGGTTCTTTATTTGATATTTTATCACTAAATTCATTTATTGAAATTAAAGCAGTTTCACATTGACTTTTAGTATCATTTATATAAATCAAATTTTCACTTTGAATATTATAATATTTCATGGTATGTAAAATTTGATGTATAAAATTCTTGTCATTTTTATTTGCAACAAGAAAAATATTTTTAAATATATTATCTTTTGTAATGTTAAATAATATTTCAGATAATATTGTATGATTTGACCAAGGCAATAAATATTTAGGAATTTTATATCCTTCATTTACAAACCTAGAGTATTTACCTGCCATTGTTAGTATTAGATTCATATTTTTAATGCCATTCACAAGTTGGAAACAAAATTACATTCTTTAAAACAACATTTTCGGGTAAATCAACAATATATTCAATCATATTTACTATATCATCAGGATTTAATATTTTATTTGTGTCACTACCTGGATATTGATTTTTATCATTCCATAAAGGAGTATTAATCCCCCCAGGGCATATTGTGCTTATCAATATATTCTTTTTAATTAATTCTTGATTTAAAGATTCTGCAAATCCATTTAATGCATATTTTGTTGAACTATAAACCGATTGATTTTCTATACCATGTGTTCCTGATACCGAACTTATATTAATAATTCTACCCCTATTCATAATTTTAAGAGTATTTAATGTACAAAATATTGTTCCTTTAAGATTAGTATCAATGATATCATTAATTTCATCTTCGTTGAATTCAATCAATGGTTTCATTTTAAAAATTGCAGCATTATTAATCAATAAATCAATTGATTTATATTTTTCTGAAATAACATCAAATGAATTTTTAATTGATCGTGGATCTTTTATATCAGTTTGAACATGAAAATAATTTTTATTATAAAAATCTACATTTGTTCTTGATAATCCAATAACGTTCCAATTTTTATTTAAAAACTTTTCAACACATTGTTTTCCGACACCACTACTTGTACCTGTAATAATAACTGTTTTTTTCATAATGTTTTATAAAATTTAATTGCATCATTTATTTCTGATTCTGTTAAATCATTTAAAAAATCTCCTTCGCCGATTTTCAATGGAATTGGAATATTTTGACTGCCATTTCTGTGTTTTATAGCATCGTTTAATGATTCGATTAAAAACGAAAAATTGAAAAAATAATCATGTTTTGTAGGCAATCCAATATTTTTTGCGGTATTGATTATTCTAATTAAACTTTCATAAGAAAGATAGTTTCTTTTATAAGAAATTATAGAAGAAAATATTACATCCAACGTAACTGCTTGTCCATGTTTTAATTCACAATCTGTTCCTAACGATCTCATTTCAATTATAGGACTAAATGTATGTCCAAAATCAACCAATCTCTTTAAATCTTTTTCCCATAAATTGTTTTCAAGTTCTTCTATCATTCCTTTTATTGATAAATCAATTGTTTGATCTGCAAATTCATGATGAAATTTATTCAACAATAAATCATTACCATATTTTTCCAATATTTCAAACAAATCATAATTTTTTATAACTGCCATTTTTAAGATTTCTCCCATACCTGAACTAATATCGGTTAAGTTTTGAGTATATATAAAAGATTTATCTATCAAACTTAAAATCGGAGGATAATATGAACCCAATCTATTTCTTCTATTTTTAAAATTGACTGCGGTTTTAGCAGCAACGGATACATCTACAATTCCTAATAAAGTAGTAGGGACTCTTATGTAAGGAACGCCACGACGATACATTGATGATGCGAGACCAACTATATCTAATGTTACGCCTCCACCAATGCATATTATTGGTTCATTTCTTCTATTTAAATTAAAATTTTCAATCTCTTCTAATAACCATATTAGTTTATCATCTGTTTTATAAATTTCTTCCGATTCTATTACTATTATTTTATGATAAATATTTTTAACATCAAAATATTTTTTTATTTGATTGCCGTATAATTTATATATTTTTTCGTCTACTATAATTAATCTTTTATTTGAATAGACATCTGAATTTGAATAAAGTAAATCCGAATTATTAACATCAAAAATATTTTTACAATTTTTGATTTTATAATTTATTGGAATCGATGTATTAATTGTATATTCTGTCATATAGAAATTTTAATATCATTAAATAATTTCGATGCTAATACATAGAAGAACAACATTTTATTCTTATCAATTTCTTTCTTAAAAGGCAACATTCTAATAAATTGAGAGATTTCAAATAAATTTACACTAATATATTGATCGCTTGTTAATTCATCAACTAAATGTTTTTTAAATAAATTATTAAAATAATCCAATCCAAAATTGAATTGATTGTCTATATTTAGAATGTTATTCTCAATTTTAATATCTAATTCATTATAAATTTCATACTTAGAATTTGAAGATTGAAAAATTTGTGAATATTCTGTTAATGGTGAATCTATAATATTTTCTTCATATGGATCTATAAAATACAATTTATTTTCAAATTCGTCATATAATAAATTCTCTAAAGTAATGTTTCCGTGGGTAAAACATTCAAATGGATTTTTATAAACTTTATTAAACAAATCTTTATATCGTTCTATATCATAACAAAATGGTTTAATTTCAATGTCATTTACTATTAAATAATTATATTTTAAAAAATTAGAAAAAATGTAATCATTATATACATCATTTAATTTTTGCGTAACTTCTTCTCTAATATATAAATTCAAAGAACTTGCATTTGATTTAAATTTCAAAGAATGGATTTGATTCATTGAAGATATTAATTTTTCAAAAAATATTTCAATTTTTCTTACATCAGTTGTATTACAAATAAATTTATGCGCTGAAATTGCATTATCTAAATATTGCATATCAAAATACGCAATATCACCTTCAATTCCGTATGATAACAATTCAGGAAAAAAGTCAGGAAATAAATTATTAAATCGTTGAATTTTTTTTAATTGTGAATACCATCTTTGAAATCCATATTCTCTATTTTCAATCAATGAAACTTCTTTTCTTACAAATCTAAATCCGTCGGCATTTACAAGATAAACACCGCTTAAAGAACCTCCTTTAAGTTTTATTCTGTCATTTAAATCATTCATATAGTTTTTATTTTTGATATTATTTTTTCCATGTTTTCTAATTTCCACGGACGATTACTCTGATCCCCTAAAATTTCGTCAGTTTCATAAATAACTTTCGCAGAATCATATTCATAAAAATTTATATTTAATTTTTCCGCCGTTATTTTTAAGATAATATCCGACCATTTATATAACGGATGAGAAATAATATGAAAATTTGTTAATGGTTTACAAGCCAATAAATTAATCATTCCAGCGCCACTAATCTGCAGTATATTTTTATATGTTTTGAAAATTTTAATTTTATCATGTAAATTCAAATAATAAAGTTCAACAATATCATAATTTAAATTATTTTTAACATTTTCAATTAATTCTAATTCATTTACTAAATGTCTTTTATGCCACCAACCAGCCTTAATTGTGTCTTGTCTTGATATATAAACACCTGTTTTTTCCTCATCAACCGAGACTTTATCACTTAATTTTTTAAAACTATCGAATATGATATTTGAAAAAGTAAACTTATCAGGCCATAAGTATATATTATTTGGTATAAGTAATATGTCAAAAATATAATTTTTATTATTATCTAATACAACGACATCACTGATATCATTATCAAGATACATCAAAATCGATTCTTTTATAAAACACATATCCCATATAAAATTAGGAATTGTTAATTTTATATTTGGTATTTTTTCTTTTATTTGTAGAAAATAATTTATCTTTGGAAATGTTTCTACAAAATAATGTAAATAATTTCCATAATAATCATCAAATAGAAAAAAAGAAGGATGTTCTATTCTAATTGTTTCTCTATCATATTTGATATTACTATCTTTATAATTTGGTTTTTTATTATCTATCCAATACTGTCTTCTTAACAAATAAGTTAAATCTGTATTTTCTTTTAATATTTCTATAAACGCAGGATGATTATGAAAAAAAAGATGTATATTTTTTAATTCAAACGAATGAAGTGTTATATCACTTTCAATTTTATATTTTATCTCAAACATATTAAAAAATAGATTTTTTATCTTTAATGTTATAATAATATTGAGGAATTAATGTAAATACACTTTCTCTTGTATATAACAATTTAGAACATTTAGTGAGAAAATACATATCTAAAAATGCTTGTTGAAATGAAGATATCGGATTTATTCTATCATTTAACAATAAACAATTTTCTTTTTCATAAGAATACTCTTTACTTAAACTAAAAGAATTAGGAATTTCCTTTAATATCAAATTATTTATTTTCTCTGTATCAGTACAAATGAAAAAATAATATTCATCTTCGCAAAACTGCTTAATTTCTCTTTTTATATTTTTAATTAAATCATCATCACTAATCCAATTTGGATACCTCAAAGGATTTGTTACTTCTGTATTATTGCCATGTCTTATGTGAATTCCACAAACTTTCTTATTGAGAAATAAATTTTCATAAAATTTTATTTTAGACGAAATAAATTGATTTATTTTAATGTGCTCAAAAAAGTCGTTAATCTTTATTTTTTCATCAAAATACGATTCTAAATTCATATTAATTGGACTGCCGGTGCATAATGTACCAAATCGTATTTCGTTTCTAATAAAAATGTCATCAGAAAATAAAATAGAATTTGATTCTTCTATGTTAGAACTATTTTGAGATAAAAGTTGTAAATCATTATATTCCCAAAAATTATTTTCGTTATTTCTTACTCCATATTCAGATATATGTTCAGGCAAATAAAAATTTACTCCACACAAAGTTGTAGGAACATCAAATATTGTCAAAAAAGAATTGATAGGAACATATGCACCAGAAAGTTTTTGTTTTATGTTATTCCCACAATACCAATTATAAGGATTTCGTCTCCAATCTATTATTACTTCTCTGTTACTATATTTAGCTAATATCCATGTTCCTATAAATGTAGCAAAAATATCTCCTAATCCCCCCCGTCTTTCTGTAATAATATATTTATTCATATATTTTTGTTTTTTTAAACTCATAGTGATTTATATATTTCCGATTCATTGAATTGTTGTTTGAAATATTCAATTGTTATTTGTTTTCGTTTATCAAATGACATTAAATATTCATGAGTATATTTGATTAAATCAATATCATTTAATTTGTCTGATGCTTGTTTTAAAGAATCAAAATAAAATGGATACTCTTCTCCCAAATATTCAATTGTAGCTGGGTGTTTATTAATTAATAATGGTGTACCTCTCGCAATACATTCAATTACAGCATTATTGGCACTTGTATCATACAAATCTAAAAATACAATGTTTTCTGTCAAAAGTTTGTCGTACTCTTTGTTTTCCAAATGATCTATTATTTTTACAGAATTTATTTGATCTTGAGTTAATCGAATTCCAAATAAATCTCTTTCTATATTAGTCAATCTTAATATGGTGTCTTTACACTTATTATTAGGCATCAATCTAATTTTTTGATAATTTCCGCCGTTCAATAAAAATATTGAATTTAATCTTCTTAACCACCAACCAATATTAACTATACTTTTATTTTGGTTTTTATAAAATTTATCAAAATTGAACTTTACATCAGGTATTTCCGTTGGATGATATAGTACATTTACTGGTATACTTGGTATGTAATGTTTTAAAAATCTCTTATAATAATCTGATAGAACATATAGTCCTTTGCAATTACGCAGACTTTCTCTAAAATGTTCATCGTGAATTAATGTCTGAGGATATGAATTATTATCACTAAACCATAATGGCATATTAGGAGGATTATGTAAAAATCCAATCCAAGGATCTTTATATGGTATTATATTTTTTTCAAGGTACTGATTTTTTCTCCAACTAAATGCATTTTCTATGAAACCATCGAAAAATACACCATTTGGATTGTTAAATTCTCCCATATTTCTAATAACATAGTCCCATCCTGATCTATGCGAATAAAAGGAAGTTTGAACTCCTAAGTTGATCTTACCAACATTAGTATTTGTTTTTATACGAATGCTCATTTCACCATAATCACCTACATATTCTAATAAATGATTTTCAGAAGTCTTTATATTTCGTATGCTTTCATTGATATAATCAACTTTATCTATTGATAATACTGTATCATTTACAATTACATTATAAAGTTTACACGACAACTTTCTATCATCACTTGAATTTGAATTGTTTAATGATGGTATAAAATAATTGGACTCAATTACAATTTTTATTACATTTTTAGTGTCAATTTCAACTTTTTGTCTACCGTTGCGAATTGACAATTGTGTCTTTGTTAAATCATTTTTAATTACATTAAAAACATTGGATGGTATTTCGTTATATAAATCCAATGAAATTTTCTCAATATTTGAATCATTAATATAAATTTCATTGCGTTCACTCATCCATTTATATTGTTCTCCGTCATTTTCTAAAATATGAAATCCTTCACCGAAATTTATCAATTCTAATTCATTTTTAATATCCAAAGAAGATCGTAATAACTTACTAGCATGCGTTTTATTTGGCTCTGCCCATAAATACGATTCGTTCAATTTAAATTGAAAAAATACACTGTCATTTTTAGATAAGGATTTCAAATTATAATTCACTAATCCATTATAATCTTTACCCAAATATTCAATTTGACCACCATATCCAGTAACAATTACTTTTTTTCCAACATTAAATGCATCAAATATTCCTAATCCAAACCCTTCAGTCTTAGTTAATTGAACATAACAATCACCTATATCATGTAATGTTCTAATTTCATCATAATTTAAATTATCTTTAATATAAATTATAGGAGCATGATTATATTTGTTTGTTATATTAACTATTTCATCAACACACTTTTGTTGTTCTTCTTTTGTATAATTAAACTTAAATGTTTTAACAAACAATACAACCTTATCATTAGATGTAAATGTGTTACAATATGCATCAACAGTTTCAATTATACCTTTTCGTTCAATCAACTGACCAATACAATAAAATTTATATAATTTTTCTATATTTAGATGACTTTCGTTTTTACATATAATTAAACTCTTAGAAAGTAAATGTTTTAATCCTGTTTTTTTATAGGGATAATCAATGTATACATGAGGTTCTACTATAATAGGTTTTATTACGCCACTATTAATAAAACACTCTCTGTTCCATCTTGTAGGAACACTAACTATGTCTACTACACTGGCATTGATAATATCAACCCACGAAGGTAATAATTTATCAAACTCCCACACCGTTCTACCAATTACTAATTTATTTTCTAATTTAACATCAGGAGCATTTTTTATAACAACATCCCAAATGTCAGGAGTAGAATGTACAATTATTGTATTATACTCAATATCTTTATTCGTATTACAATTCAAATACTGATGAAATTTATCATTTTCATTGACTAAATCATTACAATTAAAATACTGTGCTTTTACAGGTATTTTTTTGTTAATATAGTCATATATATACCCTTTAGCTGCATTAGCATATCCACTAGTACCATTTTGACAAATATATAATATAGATTTATCTTTATATGAAAATGTATTGTCCATTATAACATTCTTCTTTCTAAAGATATAACTATGTAATAAATTAAATTTGTCAGTAGAAACCATTATTTTAAATCTTTAAGTAACTTGGCAATACAAGCCATGAAAGTAATCTCACGATTAACTACCATGGCACTTTGATATATATATTCCGCAAGAGTTAAAATCACAAGAGACTGTTTACCATTTGAATATTCGTCCACCTTATCAAACAATACTTCATAAATTTCCTCATAATGTTTGATGTCACTATCCGCAATTAACTGTCTAATGTCATTAAAAGCAGTTGAACCACGAACTTTTAACAATTCTACAATTTTGTTCTTAACATCAACATTAGTACTATTCAATTCACTGATCTTAATCTTATTATTTATAACACTTTGTTGACTGTAGTTTAGAACCTTACGAATATCTGGATAATATGTATTAACAATATAACCCAAATCTTCTGGTGTATATTGTACATTTTCCTTATCCAAAATCATCTTTAAATGTACCGCCACTTCTTTTTTGCTCAACGGTTCAATTTTATATGTCTGACAACGAGAAACTATAGGAGGGATAATCTTTTCTACATAGTTACAAGTCAAAATAAACCGTGTAGTCAAACTATAAGTTTCCATCATATTACGAAGAGCTGCTTGAGCTTCTGGACTCAAGAAATCAGATTCGTCAAGGATAATAACCTTAATCTTCCTAAAACCAACACTACTGGCAAAACTCTTAATCTTGGTTCGTACATTGTCTACACTGTTTTCATCGGATGCATTGATATACATCACATCACAATCAATATTCTTTGTGATTGCTTTAGCCAATGTAGTCTTACCAGTACCAGCAGTACCATAAAACAACAAATGAGGAATGTCATGTTTCTCAATATAACCTTTGACAGTATCCTTTAATTGTTGATTTCCAATATAATTTTCTAATGTATTGGGACGATATTTCTCAACCCATAGATAATGTTGCGTTTCAGTTTGTTTAACTTCTTCAAATGCAATAAAACTCATATCTTTATTAGTTTACCATACGAAATCCAAATGTCAACCAACAAAAAACCCCGTATACTTTACAATATACGGGGTAACATTTTATTAATAACTATTAATCAATACTCTTGACTTCAACAAGGTAATATTCGGCAGTAATATCACCGCATACGAATTCAACACTCGCCAATCCAGCTTCACTAACTTTCAAATGAGCATTGGTACAATCCTTATTAGCAACAAGAATTTCCTTCAAATGATTAGCATTGAAGTTAATATTCTTGGTAACAGTATCTTTACCTTCAACCGCATTTACTGCCAATTTAATACGATTACTATTGATACTAGAATAACCAATAATCATTTCCAACTTACCTTTCTTATTCATGGTCAATGTAAATGTATCTACATCAGCCAATGCACCCTTAGATGATACGAACTTCGAAATAAAGTCAGCATCCAATGGAATTTCTACAGTAAATGGAGGAACTTTCTTAAGTGGAGGAGCAGATGGAATTACACTCAAATCCGCAATTACATACTGTACATCAGTAGTTTCGTCACTAAACAGTACGCTGGTAAGTTTGTCTCCAGTCTTATTATATTCGGCCTTGATTTCATCCTTTAATACACCAAGAAGTTTAACCAACTTGGATGTATCATTGATACCTAACTCACCGTCTTCCAATTCACTGAAGTTATTGAGTGTAACCTTCAATAGAACATTCTTATCCTCAGTAATTGCATTTGTAATCAACTGTTTGTTTGATGTATTTGCAACCCACTTTACGGATTCAATTGTTCCACCTAGATAATATTTATTGATAAATGTTTTTAATGTTTCTTTTGTCATACTTTTTTAATTTACCACCATTTTTTTGTTTTGTCTATTTTTTATTTTGATTCGAAATCAAAAAATTCTTTGGCTGTTTCAGTGTAATCATCAGGTAAAACCATACATGAAGATCCGTCAACTTTATATAAATCACTTGGTGAGATATAAAAATATCCTATCTTGTAGTCTGCATAAGCTACACTTCTCATTTGATAGTACACTTTTACATCAAAATCAGTTGTTCTAAATTCAATGTAATATACTTTTGGATCACTTAATCTATATAACTGACTACACGGTATATGCAATGCATTACAAATGATTTGATTTTTATTAAATTCTACATATGGTCCCCGTTGTCCTATAACCACTCTGTTATAACCTTTAGAAATAGCAAAATGTGGAGCATTTAGATACAAAGGGATATTTGATCCATCCTCTATTGGGATGGTTAGCATTTCTTTATATTTACTCATAACAATTAAAATCCGAAAAACTCACTAGCTTTTGCATCATTTTCATTAGGATAATCCCAACCAAGAACCTTATAAAAGTCTTCTAGTTTACTCTTTAGTTCTTGTTCATACATTGCCTCACGATCAACATACTTTAAAATGAAATCCATAATTTGGTCAGGATCAGTACCATCAGCTTTCATAGCCAATCCTTCAATACCATATTCATTTTGTTTCATATACACCCACTTGATCTTTTGTCCATGTAGAATCTTTGGTACTGATTTGACCAAGTTCCACTTAACAAGTAGATCATTATAAGCCAAAGCAGCTTTAGCTTGTGCAGGAGTACCACTTACAAACTTAAATGCTGGTCGTTTATTACTATCATACACCTTTGTTTTATCTTGACTACTAAATTTAACACTGGTGTTCTTAGCAATATCAATAACATTCAATGTCTTGATACTTTCTTTAAAGTCTAAGATATTCTTATCAATGGTTTCTTTTTCTACTTTCTTTAGTAAGTCAATCAAGAAACCGTGCATGAATGTACGAAACTTGGCTGGAAATGATGTTCTTACAACATCAATACCTTTGACTTCCAATTCATCACACACTACACCACCTTTATTGATAATGAATTGTGCATATCTCTTCTTAGCTAACCAGAATGAAGTCTTAGCAATAACTTCTTGTTTAGCATCAAATCTATGTTTTTGTACATTAAACATACGATCTGCCATAACATCAAACATTTGATTTACGAATGTCTGAACTTCTCCACAAACTTTTAGAATTGCATGTGTCATTTGTTCTTCATTCTTGAGATCAATATCTGGCATTGTCTTTTGAATGATTGGTAAAGCACTAGCAAAACAAGAGTCGGTATCAGTGTAAATAAGATAATCACCATCTTCCTTTAATACAGTTTTATAATATTGATTGATAGATTTACCCGCAGTTTTAATAATATCAACACCAGTCAAAGTGACTGCTTCAGCATTGTCTTTATCATAAAAACGGAATACAGGTAGACCCAAACAACCATAAATACTGTTAAGCAAAATCTTTTGAATTTTTTGTCTGTTATCATAGAATTCATATTTTTCCCATTCTTTCAAATCCGCATGTTTCTTAGCTAACTTTCTTAAGTTTTTTCGTTCATCGAACCACTTGACTAGAATACTAGGAATAGTTCCCATTTCACCACTTTCACCTGGTTTCTTATACAGAACTCCGTTACTAGCAATACTAAAATTATTCTCCGACAACATTGATTTAAAATCAGAAGGAGTATATGGAGTGCCAGAGATGTATATACTATTCAATCCGTTCTTTACATATTCTTCCACATTCCAATTGTCTACTTTACCAACCTTGGTTTCAGGGCTGATGTTAAGACTGATGATGATATTCGGATACATTGATGTGAGGTCCAAGTCAAAAACCCAATCATAACGGCCGGGAATAGGATCTTTAACATAAGCACCTTCAAAACCTTCTTCATTCTGTTCCAATTGGTTTTCATATTCGGCTCGACCTTCCAATGACTTGTTAGGAGCAACTTGCTTCTTTCTACGAAGATAAATAAGAATAGCACCTTCCAGAAATCTGGAACTCATACCAAAATTCTCATAACCTACATGTCCAGTATGACAAATACCTCTAGCTAGATCAATAAATTGTAATTTCTTATCAAGAGCTACAACAATCTTAACGTCATTCAAATTATATTCAATGTACTTGTTAATATCTTCTTTATACAAATCATTTAAACTGCCTTTATAACTAATTTTATCGATATTAACAACCTTCTTTCCGATAGCACCTAGAGCATAACTTGGTTCATTCTTACCACTGAACTTCTTGTATAGAATCATATAATCCAAACAAGATACACCCGCAATGGACATTCTTTCCAAGAATTTATTAAAGTAACAAATTCCAATTGGACTCAATCGTTTGGCATTAGTTTCACCAACAACACGCTTTGCACGGTTGTATAAGTAAACCATATCAAAGTTATCGATGTTCCAACCCGTAACAATAGTTGGTTGAATTTCTTCCCATTTGGTAAAGAAATGCATCAATAATGATTCTTCGTTATCATAAGATTTGATCTCAACACCGTCACTAACACTATCTTTCAACTTCATTTCTTTATCTAAGATGAACGCAGTGTATTGTTTTGTTGCATCATCATGAATAGCAATAGCAGTGATTTCTTTATCACCTTCTTCAATGACTGGAAATCCACCTTCGGAACTAACTTCGATATCGATTGTTACTACACGGTGACCCTTTGATGGTTCATCACTATCTTCATATGCATCAATAAGAATACGAGTTTCCATAGGAACGTCGCTTTCAAACAATGATGGATCTCTTGGATTGAAGTTATAAACCTTTTCTAGTTTATCGCCATAAATCGAACGATAAATACCATTTGGACTCTTTCTATATGCGTAATTTCTGAATGGAAATGTTACATAACCCTTTTCGTCATCCCACAAATGAACAACATTTTCCTTCTTGTCGATGAATATATTTTGATACATAATTAATAACCCAACTTACTTCTAAGTGAAGTGTATATACCAATGTACTCTGGTTTGACATATTTGTCAAACTGAATCACTCTTTCTCTGAGTTTATGGTCTTTTATAGAGGGAAAAAGTACAGGTTCCATTTGATGGCCAGCTAATACGGGAGGATTTCCCATATTGACTATACCCCAAAGCATTATAACTTCGTCTTCTGTTAATGAATGTAACTGATCTAATGTCATTTTAGTTTAATACCAAATATATTGGTACTATAACTAACGAACAAAACATTGTCAAGTTTATTTTTTATTTTTTCTAATTCTTTTGTATGAATTTCTTTTTCTGCATCATCTACTTCTTTGACACTGAAACTATTACCTGTACTAATACCCACATTGCTTCTAGGACTTAAATTAACTTGTGGTGTAATTACCAAGTAATCACCTTCTTTTAATTCTTTCTTTTTACTGGATTTGCCATCCAATACTAGAATTTTACCTTCTACTACATATATGTGTGTATATTTTGAACCAGATTTAGCAAAGAATTTACTTTTACCGAAGTTAATGAATCCCATAGCAGTACCGATGTTATATACATTAGTGGTTGCGTTGACACAATAAATCTCTCCGTCAAATGTAAAATTAAACAAACTTTCCTTTACTTTAACGATATTTGGCAATTTGAAATCATTTTCATATACTGTTTGAGTTTGGCTAAAATATACAGATGTATTTTCCAATTGATTTACTGCAATTTGATGTGGAAATACATAGTTGGCATAATCATTGGTTTTGGTGGTAATGGACAATCCATTTGACAAAGTGAATGTTTTACCACTAGTAGTTGGTAATAAATTCAATTTGTTATCAACGACTTCAGATAGTTCGGTCTTTTCGTTTGCGTCATACAAAAATAATTCATTGGCAAACAAGGACACACAGCTTAGTAGAATAATTATAATTTTGTTCATATAGAATAAATAGTTGTTATAAATTGACTTATCTTAGTTATAATGTAAAGTGTTCAAATGGAAAATCAAGAAATAAAAAAGAAAAAAGTAAGTTTCAGTCAGTATTCTATGTGGATGAAGTGTCCATATAGCTGGAAACTTAACTATCTGGAAGGTAAACGAATCTATGATGCTAGTTTAAATATATTCTTTGGTACCGCAATTCATCATTCTATTCAAACATTTTTACAAACACTATATACTGAATCTGTTGAAAAAGCAGATAGTCTTAATTTATATGAATTGTTCAAAGTTAAATTTGAGGATGAAATTGTAAAAGAAAAAAGTAAACCAGATAGTAAATTTACATTTACCGATGATGAATACACTGAATTTATCTTTGACGGAGAAGATATTTTAAAGACATTTCTAAGTTCAAAGAATCGGCTCAAATACTTTCCGTCACAAAAATATGAATTTATTGGTATTGAAGTACCATTGGATATGTCTATTAAAAACAATGTGGATTTTATTGCGTATCTAGACTTGGTTCTTAAAGATAAAGAAACTGGCAAATATAAGATTTATGACTTTAAAACCAGTTCTAATGGATGGAATAAGTATCAAAAGGAAGATCCAGCAAAGTTTAGTCAGATCTTACTATATAAAGCATTTTATGCGAAGAAGTTCGCTGTAGATTTGAACATGATTGAAGTAGAATTCTTTATCTTGAAGAGAAAACTATATGAAAATGTAGATTTCCCACAAAGTCGTATTCAAATCTTTGAACCAATGCATAATAAACAAGCAGTGATATCTACCATCAATGATTTTGGTACATTTGTTACAGAATGTTTTACGGTAGATGGAACTTATAATGTAAGTGGTTCATATCCAAAGATTCCTGGTAAAGCAAAGAAGAATTGTAAATACTGTTCACATCACAAAGTAAACTGTGATGGTAAAGAAGATAAATTGTTGAATTAAAATTAATATATATGTATATATACATATACATATATGTTGTATGAAATATGATAGTATAACAACAATAAAGGTAAACAAACAGTTATATGATTCATTTAAGATCGACAATATTAAGAGTAAGTTCAATTTACAAGATTTAGTAAGTCGTTCAATGTATTTGTATATGAACGACAAAGAGTTTAGAGATAAACTTTATAATTTTATATTGCCGGTATTAAGTGAAGCGTCACAACAAACAGTTTTAAACATTTCAGGATCTAAAAAAGTATGAGTAAAAAGAAAATTCTATTATTGTCAGATGATTTACGAATGCATAGTGGTATTGCTACTATGTCCAGAGAATTGGTTTTGGGTACTGTTCATCATTATGACTGGGTTCAAATTGCAGGAGCAATTAAACATCCAGAAGCAAATAAAGTTGTTGATTTGAGTCAAGCTACTAGAGATATGGTTAATGTGCCAGATGCTTATGTTAAATTGTATCCTACTGATGGTTATGGTAACGATCAAATATTATTTGCTGTTATGCAAGCAGAAAAACCAGATGCAATTATGCATTTTACCGATCCTAGATTCTGGGGATGGTTATATGCAATTGAAAAACAAGTTCGTGCAAAGATTCCACTAACATATCTTCATATTTGGGATGATTTGCCATATCCTATGTGGAATAGACCGTTCTATCAGAGTTGTGATGCATTGTTTGCTATTAGTAAACAATCAAATAATATTGCTAAACATGTATTAGGAGCAGAAAACTGTTTCTCACTAGACGAAGTAAACAACCAACCAGCTTAATAAAGTTATGCCATTTAAAAATAAAAAACATTTGTTACATTTAGTTCCTCACGGTATTAACAGTGATGTATTTAGACCATTGAGTTCTACTGAAAAGATTATTAAAGAAAAGAAAAAACAATTATTCGGTGACAAACAATATGACTTTGTATTATTTTACAATAGTCGTAATGTACAACGAAAGAAAACTAGTAATGCTGTATTAGCTTTTAGAGCTTTTTGTGATAATCTTACACCAGAACAAGCTGCTAAGTGTGTGTTTGTATTACATACTGAAAAAGTACAAGATGCTGGTACAGACTTACCTGAAGTAATTAAAGCATTGTGTCCTAATTATGATGTTGTATTTGTTGAACATAAGATTAGTCCAGAAGAAATGTGTGCAATGTATAATATTGCAGATGCAACAATTCTAACCAGTTCAAATGAAGGATTTGGATTGAGTATTGCCGAATCAATTATGTGTGGTACTCCAGTAATTGTTAATGTTACCGGAGGTCTGCAAGATCAAATTGGACAAGTAGATGATAATGGTAAACCATTAGAATTTGATTTGAACTTTGGCACTAACAGTGTGGCTAAATATAGAAATCATGGTGTATGGGCAAAGCCAATTTGGCCATGTGTTAAAACAATTCAAGGAAGTGTACCTACACCATATATCTTTGATGATGTATGTACATGGGAGGAATCCGCCGAAGCAATCATGTATTGGTATTTAATGTCTTCTGAACAACGAGAAAAATGTGGATTAGAAGGACGTAGATGGGCAATGAATGAAGGTGGTATTAATTCAAAGAATATGTGCGATCAATTTATTAAAGCGATGGATTATACTATTAATAACTTTATTCCTGAGACAGGTTTCAATTTGTTTACAGTTAAAGATCATGTAGGAAATTATCAACCACATAATAGTATTGGTGTAGAAATTCCAAAGATTGATATTGACAAATTGAAAAATGAAATCAATACTACAGTAGCTAAACTATGAAGATTCAAGTATTAAAGAATGATACATATCAGTCTACAGATAATCTACCCAAGAAAGGTACTGATAGAGCTACTGGATTTGATGTAGTTGTTACAACTGATCCAGAAATCGTTGGTGATCAGTATGAGAATGGTGCATACAAACGCATTGACTACATTCAATACAAGACCAATCTTAAATTGGCAGTTCAAAAAGATCGTCAATTCAGTAACTTTGGTTATACTGATTTGGATTATGATATTCTAGCATTTCCTCGTAGTAGTGTTAGTAAGTATAATTTGGTATTAGCTAACTGTATTGGATTAATTGACGCAGATTATCGTGGTGAAGTATTACTTCGTTTCAAGTACATTTGGCAACCAGAGGATTATAGTATATATCCCTACATATCCAATGATGGGTCTCCTTTATATAACTTTATAGTAGGAAAACCAAATGTTGAAAAACTTTATAATAAAGGTGATAAAGTTTGTCAACTCAAAGTAACAAAAGTTGAAAATGTAGAGTTTGTTTTGGTAGACGAATTAGATTCTACTAATAGAGGCGAAGGTGGATTTGGTAGTACTGACACTAAATCAACAGAACAATCTAAACAAACAATCAAAAATATTACAGATTTGTATGAAAAAATTAGTGGAAATATTACCACTCCATCAAAAAAATATGTAGATTCAATTAAAGAAAGAGAAAGACAATTAGGATAAATTTATGAGTAAACCATTATGTGTAATTCAAGGTCCAGTCTTCAATAGAAGTGGATATGGCGATTTGGCAACCGATCTAGCAAAAAGTCTTGTTAGATATGGAAAGTATGATGTGAAAATCAATCCTACTCGTTGGGGTGGGTGTCCATCTAAGACAACAATTGATGATTTGTCTACTGAAGAGGACAGACAATTGGCAACAATGTTTCTCAATCAACCTTTGAATAAACAACCAGATTTATTCATTCAAATCAGTATTCCAAATGAATTTCAACCAGCAGGAAAATATAATATTGGTATTACTGCCGGAATTGAAACTACTATGGCATCTGGTCAATTCGTTGATGGATTAAATAGAATGAATGTGAACATTGTCACCAGTAATCATGTTAAAAAAGTATTTGAATCTGCACAATATCAAAAACAATTTGAAGATGGTAGAAAAGAACTTCTCAAGAGTGATAAACCAATGGAAGTATGTTTCTGGGGTGCAGATACAAACATTTATAAAAAAACCGATGAAAAAGTCGAATCAATTGAAAATGTTTTATCATCAATTCCCGAAAAGTTTGCGTTCTTGTTTGTAGGACAATGGACACATAGAAGTTTGTATAATGATCGTAAAGACATTGGAAATCTTATTAAGACATTTAGCAATGCATTTAAAAATAAATCTCCAGAGAATAGACCATGTTTGTTGTTAAAAACAAGCGGAGTAAATTTCTCGGCTGTTGATCGTGATGAGATCTTAAATAGAATTAAACAAATTCAAGCAGAAGTTGGTGATAATTGTCCAAATGTATATTTACTCCATGGCGAATTAACTCCTACTGAAATGAATGGTTTGTTAAATCATGAAAAGGTAAAAGTACATGTAAGTTTTACTCACGGGGAAGGATTTGGGCATCCATTGTTACTTGCTACACTGAGTGGTAAACCAGTATTGTCATCAAATTGGAGTGGACATTTGGATTTCTTGAATCCAAAGTATACATCATTCTTTGAAGGTTCACTCAAACAAATTCATCCAGAATCTTCAAATGATTGGTTGATTAAAGAATCCAGTTGGTTTTATGTTGCTTATGGATTGGCAGAAGATAAATTCAAACAATATTATCACAGTTATAACCAATCATATACTGATAAGGCAGAACAACTTCGACTTGAAAATGCAGAGAAGTTTAGTCTCGATGCGATGGATAAAAAACTATGGGGTATTTTGGACAAATATGTTCCGGAATTTGCGGTAGAAAAGAAAATCGTATTGCCTAAATTGAAGAAAATCGAACTTCCTAAGACTGACAAAACATCATAATATGTCAAAACCATTTATATCATACTTAGTAACTTGTAAAAATACAGGATTTGAACTTCAAATTCTATTAGAAAGACTATTTAAGTATGGTCAAAATAATGAATGTATCATATTAGATGATTATAGTGAAAATCCAGATACATTACAAATATTAAATAATGTATCTGGTAATGCTTTTTATAAAGTATATAAACATAAATTAGATAAAAATTACAGTGAACATAAAAATTATGGTAAGAATCAATGTCAAGGAGAATATATTTTTCAAATTGATGATGATGAATTGCCTTCAGAAATATTGTTAGAATCATTAAATGAATTAATTGAATTAAATAATGATGTTGACTTATTCTGGATACCTCGTATAAATGATTTTAAAGGAGTAAACCATAATAATGCAAAACAATGGGGATGGAGATTAACACCATATGAAGATAGATTGATCGTCAATTGGCCAGATCCTCAAGGTAGATTGTTTAAAAATACATCTTATATTGAATGGAAACGTAGATTACATGAAAAAGTTGAAGGTGCAAAAACATATGTACATTTACCAGCAGTATATGAATTATCTTTACATCATAACAAAACAATAGAAAAACAAATAGAAACGAATGTTAAATATAACAAACTGTTTACCGAAGAAGAAAATAAAGGGTTTAAAGTATAAATTATGTCATCGAAGAGAGTATTAATAATTGGCGGTGGATTATTTGGATGCACAACTGCGATTGAATTATCTAATCACTTCGATGTAACTTTAATAGAAAAAGATTCAGAATTAATGCGGAATGCTTCCAAATGTAATCATAATCGCATCCATTATGGTTATCATTATCCACGAAGTATAGAAACAGCAAAACAAAGTTTGGAAGGAATTTTACTTTTTGAAAATTCGTATAAAGAATCTATAGTTTCAAATTTTGAAAACTATTATGCAATTGGCAAATATGATAGTAAGATTGATTCAAAGCAATATAAAATATTTTGTGATACTGTAGGCATTCCGTATAAATCAGAATATCCTAAATCTGATATAATAAATTCTACTCTAATTGAAGATTGTTTTAGAGTAACTGAACCAATATATGATTGGGATGTTTTAAGAAATATTGTCCTTTCTAGGATTAATAATGTCAATATAAAATTAAATGAATCTTTTAACGAAACTTATTTGAATTATGATTACATAATTAACTGTTCATATTCTGGTATAAATGAAGTAAACAAAATAATTGGTGTTGAACCGCTTGATTTTAAATATCAAGATGTAGTAATTCCCATATTTGAATACAATCATACAAAAATAGGATTGACTATTATGGATGGCGATTACTGTTCAATAATGCCGAATGGTGTAAAAGAAAACAAGTTTTTATTATATCATGTTAAACATTCTGTAATTCAAAGTTCCAACAGTAAAATAACAAATCTAAAAAAAGATATATCAGATAATTTGGAATTAATTAAAAAAGATTCCGTAAGATATTATCCGTTCTTAAAAGATGTAAAATATACTGATTATTGGAGAACTATTAGAGTTTTACCAATCAATAAAAATGACGAACGACTCACCAAAATAATAACATATATAGATAAACCAAATTTTATTACTATATTTTCAGGGAAAGTTTCAACTTGTGTTGTAATTGCTAAAAAAATTAAAAATAAATTGGTTTATAATATATGAGATCTGGATTAATAGGATATGGGTATTGGGGAAAAATTGTTCATAGTAAACTAAATAATTGCATTATTAATCCTCCATACGATGATGTAGATTGGATTTTTGTAACAACTCCCACAAATTCTCATTTTAATATCGTAAAAGAATATCTTAATAAAGGAAAAAACATATTCTGTGAAAAACCCTTGACTTTAAGTGTAGAACAAACACAAGAATTAATTGATTTGTCAATATCAGTAAATAAAAAATTGTATGTTGATAATTTGTTTTTGTTAAGAAACGAAATTAAATATTGCAATTTATTTCCAAAAAAAGTTATAGAATTTAACTGGTATAAAAACGGACCATTTAAAGATACAATATTTAACGATTTATTATATCACGATTTATACTTACTTATATATTTTTTGGGTGTTTCTTTTATAGAAAATTTAAAAATAAATAAAAATACACATAATCAATTTAAAATTAGTTTTATCTACAAGGATGTTTTAGTTAAAATAGATTACAATAGAGAATATACAGGAAACAAAACAAAAATTATTAAAATCGATGATTATATAATTGATTTATCAACACCAACGAATGATCCTTTAATGGAATCAATACAGATGTGTTTCGAAAATAAAATTGATTATGTAAAAAACCATCAAATGACATTAGAAACAACAAAACTGTTAACATATTTTTATGATTGAAATTTTAATACATATAATGCCTTCTGAAATAGACCAATTAGAACAAACTTTAATCGGACTAAAAAAGAGTAACAATTATATTAAGAATGAAGAATTTTTAGTAGAAGTCTGTCTTAATGCGAATTTAACTGACTGGAATAAGAGCAAATTAGACTTAAACTTTTTTGAAAACAAATTAAATGAGTTTAAAAAATTAACATCAACATGGGCAAAGACAAGATTTTGGACAAGTAAAAATAATGAAGTTTTAGGATGTACCGATCTACATAGATTATCAGGAAGATTATACAATCCAAATGCATTTATTTGGTTAGATGTAGATATTGTTTTCAGTGACAGTCTTTTATATCACATAGTAGAGGCACATAAACAATTATCTAAATCAGAAAAATATTTTGTAATCACTCCCGAAACTACACGAATATGGGATAATACATGGGATGTAATTACAAATGAAAATTGTTTAAAAGAAGAAGCATCTAAAGAAAATTATTTTAATAGAGATCCGTATACTACTACAGGTTTGGTTGGTGAAGTGAATGTATCTAAAATTAATACATTTAAATTTGCAAGTGGATGGTTTACATTATTATCAAACGATTTAATAAAAAAAGTTGATATTCCAAATAGAATGGGACCATACTATATGGACGATACTTTTATAATGGTATGTTGTATTTATGGACAACAAAAAGGATTCAATGCGTCACAATTCGTAATAAATAACGAAGTTATAATTGAAAATAATAAGTTTAGATATAATCCATATAAAGATTATATCGTAACAATAAACAAAAAAGACGAATTCATGGATATTGCAAAGAATAATTTCAATGAATCAGTGCAAGAATATTTAAATAAATTATGAAATTATTTATAAATTTTAGAAAAGAAGAAGATTTTTGGTTTTTAGATAAATTTAAAGATAAACCATTTACTTTTTTCTATGATTATCTTCCTAAAAATAGAAAAGAATTGGATATAAATCCATATAATTTCATAATGATACATGAACCTGATGAATTTTTTGGGTACCATAGATGGATAAAAGAAAATCATCATTTATATACTGCTATATTAACATGGAATGAAGACATCGCAAAAATTTGCGACAATACATCAATATTTACTTGTAATTATCAACAAGATAATAAAGAGTTTTATGATAAGTTTTTAAATGTTAATAAAAAATTTGAAGTAAGTTTTTTATGTGGTATAAAAAATATATCAGACGGTCATAAATATAGACACGAAATATATAATTTAATAAACGAAATTAACATACCGAAAAAATGGTTTAAAGTATTAGATGATTTCGATATACAAAATAATGTTAGACCAGGATACAATGAATATAACAAAAATTTAAATCATATACCCAAACATTTACTTAGTTGTCCTCAAGTTTTTGGCAAACGTATTTGTTATGAAGAATCAATGTTTCATGTATGTGTTGAAAACATTAAATCTAACAATTGGTATACTGAAAAAATAGGCGAATCATTTTGCACTAAAACTGTTCCAATCTATTGGGGATGTCCAAATATAGGTGATTTTTACGATAAACGTGGTATAATTACATTTGAAACAAAAGAAGAATTAATCAATATAATTAATAATCTTACACCAAAAATGTATTATGATATGAAAAAATATATTGATTATAATTATGATATTGCACTACAAGATTCGTTTGAAAAACAATTATATTCATTTTTTGAAGAAATAACGAAATTAAATAATATATGAAAGATTATGTAATTGTTACTGCCTTAGAACAAGAATTTCCATTTAAAGATGAATTTAATATTCTTTATACAGGTGTAGGAAAAGTAAATGCAAGTATTCATCTACTATCATATTTAAACGATAATCCCAATATAAAAAACATAATAAATGTTGGGACAGCCGGTGGAGTATCCGTTAATAAATATCAAGTATATGAATGTGGGCTTTATATTCAAGGGGATATGATGTATCCATCATATGAACTTGAAATTCTGACATTTCAATCTTCTAAATATACTTTATCTACATTTGATTCTTTTCAAAAATCTTTACCCGAAAGAAAATGTGATTTGATAGATATGGAAGGATTTGCCTTTGCTAAAATTTGTAAATTAAAGAAAATAAATTTCTTTTGTTTTAAATATATATCAGATATAGTAGGTGCTGATCAACAAGATGTTGATTGGATTGAAAATTACAATAAAGGTAGATTTCTACTAAAAGAAAGTGTTATAAAATTATTATGAATAATGTCCTCATTACAGGTGGTGCAGGTTATATCGGTTCTATTCTTACAGAAAAATTATTACAAAATGGTTATAATGTCACCGTTTTAGATAGTTTGATTTATAATCAATTATCTCTATTGGGATTTTGTCACAATAAACAATTTAAATTTGTACATGGTGATGTTAGAAATGAAACTCTTTTGAAAGAATTGGTAGACAATGTAGATATTATTATTCCACTAGCTGCAATCGTTGGTATGCCAGCATGTAAATCATATCCTCAAGTAGCAATTGATGTTAATTATAAACACATCGTAAATGTATTAAAATTTGCTGGTAAAAATAAAAAGATTATTCTTCCAAATACAAATAGCCAGTATGGATCTTCTACAGAAATCATTACTGAAGAAAGTCCATTTAAACCATTGTCTTTATATGCAGAAACTAAATGTGATGCAGAAAAAGCATTGTTAGATAACCAAAATGGTATTGCCTTAAGATTAGCAACAGTATTTGGTATTTCATATAGAATGAGAATGGATTTGTTAGTTAATGACTTAACATATAAAGCTATTACCGATGGTTATTTAGTACTATTTGAATCCCATTTTATTAGAAATTATATTCATATTCGTGATATTGCGAATACATTTCTTTTCATGATTGAAAATTATGATAAATGTAATGGTAATGCTTATAATGTAGGTCTTTCTTCCGCAAATTGTAATAAACTACAACTAGCCGAAAAAATTAAAGAGTATGTACCAGAACTAGTTATTGTTAAAAACGAATTCAAAAAAGATTTCGATCAAAGAAATTATATGGTATCTAATAAAAAATTAGAATCACTTGGATGGATTCCTCAATATTCATTGGATGATGGTATAAAAGAACTCTTACAAGGTTATAAGTTAATTAACAAATTTAAGAATAAGGACTTCACCAATTTATGACAAAAAAAATTAATAAACTAATTATAGATTCGACTGAATCTGTAACGGATTTGTGCTTATTAGGAGCAAAACATCGAACAGATAAATCTCCATTAAGTAGTCCAATTGCAAACTATGTATATAATCCAATTGAATATGGACATGCATACACTGCAATTTATGATTTTCTTTTTTCTGGCATGCGTCATAAAAAAATTAAATTGGCCGAAATAGGTGTTCAGTATAATAATTCAGGTAGATGTTTCAGAGAGTATTTTACAGAAGCCGAATTATACGGATTTGATCATGTTAATGAATTTCTAGAAAATGCAAGAAATGAAAATATTCCAAACACAAAATATTTCTGGTTAGATGCGTTCTATAAAGAAACTATTATTGAAGCTATGGAAAAATCTGGTGGACAGTTTGATATTGTAATTGAAGACAGTTCTCATAGATTTGATAGTCAAATTAACTTTATCGAAATAATGCATAAGTACATTAAACCAGGAGGAGTAATGATAATTGAAGACATTTACCCAGATGTACATAAAGGAATTGATTATATAGATGAAAAATTCGCAGAAGCAATAGAACCATTTAAACAATTCTATTCAAACATTTTATTTATTGAACCAAAACATAAATATCAATATTCAGGTCTTCATCAATGTGACAAGTTGTTAGTATTATACAAATAAAATATATGATTGATGTATTATTCATTTCACCTGGAAATTCAACAGGAATTTATCAAGGATTATCAGAGACATATTCTGCAATAGAACCTCCTACATGGGCCCTTTTATTGGCACAGTCTTGTAGATCCGATGGAAATAAAGTAGATATTCTTGATATTAATGCAGAACGATTAGACAAAGATTTAGTTATTGATAGAATTAAATCTTTAAATCCAAGACTTTTGTGTTTTGTTGTATATGGACAAAATGTAAATGCAGGTACAGTTAATATGTCTGGTGCAACTTTTATGTCTAAATACATAAAAGAAAAAGGAATTTCCACTCCAATTGCGTTCGTAGGATCATATATTCAAGCATTACCAATTAAAACATTAAAAGATGAATGTTCTATCGATTTTGGATTTACTAATGAAGCCGTCTATGCATTGAGAAATCTTTTAAAACAACCAAATTTTAATGATTTAAAATCAATAAATGGTATAGTTTGGAGAAACGGTTCCGAAATTGTAATGAATCCTCCTGAAAAATCAGTTCCTAATAATAGAATGGATATAGATTTGCCAGGATATGCATGGGATTTATTACCATATAAAGAAAAACCATTGGATTTATACCGTTCTCCAATGTGGCATGCAGAATATAAATTAGAAAATAGAACACCATATGCTGCAATTCAAACTTCATTAGGATGTCAATTTGCTTGTAATTTTTGCATGATTAATATTCTAAATAGAAATGACAATGAAGAAATTGGTGTAGCTGGTAATTACAGTAACATGCGTTATTGGAGTCCACAGTTCATTATTAATGAATTTGATAAATTGATTGAACTAGGTGTATATACAATCAAAATCACTGATGAAATGTTTTTGTTAAATAAAAAATATTATGCACCTTTATGTGAAATGTTACGAGACAGAGGATATGGTGACAAATTGAGAATGTGGGCATATTCAAGAATTGATACTGTAAGAGACCCAGAATTATTGAAATTAGTAAGATCTGCAGGTATTAAATGGTTAGCATTAGGAATTGAAAGTGCAGACAAATCAGTTAGATTAGAAGTTTCAAAAGGTAAATTTGAAGAAGTTGATATTCGTCGAGTTATTCAACAAGTACATGATGCCGATATTGAAGTTATGGCAAATTATATTTTTGGTTTGCCAGGAGATACAAAAGAAAGTATGAATAAAACTTTAGAATTGTCTAAAGAGTTATGTACATTCGGTTGGAATGCATATGCCGCAATGGCACTACCAGGAAGTCAATTATATAAAGATGCATTAAATAATGGTGTACCATTACCAAGTACATACGAAGGATATTCATTTCATGGATATGAAACATTTCCTCTTTCAACTGAAACTTTAACCGCATCAGAAATATTAGAATTTAGAGACAAAGCATTCGATGAATATCATTCATATGGTCCATTTTTAGAAAAAATTAAAAATAAATTTGGACAAATTGCAGTCGATAATATTACAAATATGTTGAAGGTAAAATTAAAAAGAAAAATTATAAAATAATAAGGAAAATATATGGCATTAATAAATGCATACGGAAGAAAAAGAAACATTATTTGACAAAATACTACAAACACTCCATAATGAATATATGTTCAGAGGATTTTATGAATAAAACTAAACTGGTATCAATTATATTTCCATCACGATCAAGATTAGATTTAGTAAAAAAGTTACTTATTTCTATAGAAGAAAAAACAAAAGATAAATCTGCAATTGAAGTGATTTCAATTGTAGACCAAGATGATACAGAGACTATTAATTTTTTCAATTCTATTTCAAGTACATTAACCTACGACTTTTATTATATTTGTAGAAAACAGAAAGAAAATTTAGATTTACCGAACGACTATTATGATTTAGGTTTAAAATTAAAAAGCAAATCGTATTTTACATGGATTTTAGGAAACGATTGTGAAATTAAAACAGAAAATTGGGATGAAATCTTATGCCTTGGTTTACAACAATATGATCGTAATATTTATAATGACATAGACGAAAATAATTTATATTATTATATTCGTATATCCGATGATACACATTGGGTTTCTAATGACAATATAAATGCAATAGATTCAAGTTGTTGTTTTCCAATGTTGTCTTCAAATTATTGTAATGATTTAGGCGAATTTTATCCAAAAGAAATTCCCTCTTGGAGTGCAGATACTTGTTTAAATCATATGATAATGGAAGCATCAAATGTTTTGGTTTTAGATTTTACTTCAATATTAGGAATTAATCATTATTCTATTCATAATAAAAAAAACGAATTTGACGAAATTACAAAAAGAGTTGCTGACGCACATGAAAAAAGCAAAGTTTTTATTGGTCATAGAATGAGCGATAAATGGAATACGATTTATAATATTATGAAATTAAATAGAAATAAATATTTGAAGTTTTAAATTACTATATAGATTATATGAAAAAGTATACACCATCAGAGTTAATATTATTTGAAGAAGACATTGCCGAACAATTTAATAGTTCAAAAATTAAAGCACCAATTCATTTGTATAACGGCAACGAATCGCAAATGATTAATATTTTCAATGATATTAAAGATGAAGATTGGGTTTTTTGTACATGGAGATCACATTATCAATGTTTATTAAAAGGAGTACCACCAGAAACTATTAAATCAGACATTCTTAAAGGTAAATCGATTACTTTATGTTATCCAGAATATAAAGTATATTCATCAGCAATCGTCACCGGAAATATTCCTATTGCAACCGGAGTAGCATTGGACATTAAAAGAAAAGGTTCCAATGAAAAGGTTTGGTGTTTCGTTGGAGATATGACATCTGAAACAGGAACCTTTTTTGAAAACTGGAAATATTCGGTGAATCATGATTTACCTATTACTTATATTATAGAAAACAATGGTAAATCAGTTTGTACTGATACATTAAAAGTATGGAACTGTGAAGAATTATTCTTTGCAAAAGAAACTCGCAAAATTAAATATTACAAATACGATACAAAGTATCCTCACGCTGGCGCAGGCAAAAGAATTCAATTTTAATATTATGAAATATTTCGATGAACTTAAAAAATCAATGGATTGGTTGGCAACTAAAGAAAACACTTTGTTTTTAGGTCAGGCAGTAGAATATGCTGGTACTGGTATGACAAATACATTAAAAGATGTAGATAGATCTAAGTTATTAGAAATGCCAGTCAATGAAGATATGCAAATGGGTGTGTCAATAGGAATGGCATTAAACGGAACAATTCCTATTTCTATATATCCCAGATGGAATTTTCTATTATTAGCCGCAAATCAATTAGTAAATCATTTGGATAAAATGAAAATTATGTCTGATGGTGGATATAACCCAAAAGTAATTATTAGAACATCAATTGGTTCTCAACGCCCATTACATCCACAACATCAACATATTAGTGATTTTACAGGAGGATTTAAAGCAATGTGTGATACAGTTGATATCATTCGATTGGATGAACCACATCAAATTTTTGAATCATTCCAATATGCTTATGAAAGAACTGATAATAGATCTACTATATTAGTTGAATGGGGCGATTATTACGGAGAAAAATAACATGACTATTGTTAAATCACCGTTTAGAATATCATTATTTGGAGGGTCTACTGATTATAAAGGATTTTATGAAAAATACGGATCATTTATTATTGGCACGACAATAAATAAATATTGTTATATATCGATTAGACATAGACCTAAGATTTTATCTAAACAATATCTATGTACATATTCAAGATATGAATTGGTTGATTCTATCAACGAATTAAAAAATCCATTGATACGAGAAACATTAAGATATTTTAATGTAAACAAACCAATTGAACTGTTTTCTTATTCTGATATACCATCCAGAACAGGATTAGGAGGATCATCCTCGTATTGTATTGCAATGGCATATTCAATTAAAAAAATGAATGAGGAAAAAATAGATAAAATTGAACTAATTAATTCTGCGATTAAAATTGAAAGAGAAATTTTAAATGAAAGCGGAGGAATACAAGACCAAATTTGGCCATTTGCAAAAGGGTTTAGTTCAATTGAAATTGCAAAAGACGGTAGATTTTTTACAAAACCACTTCCTATTACGGAACAATTTGAACATCAATTACAAAGTTCTATGGTTTTAATTTATACCGATGAACAAAGAACTAGTGACTTAATTGCCAAATCACACGAATCGGATGTAAATAATAAATTGAATATACTTGAGGTTGCAAAAGAATCTTATGAATTGTTTCTAAAAGAAGATCTTAAAAATATAGGAAAGTTATTATATCAAAGCTGGTTAAATAAAGAAAAAATTTCCCCACATATATCGAATAACAAAATTAAACAAATTGTAGACGATGTAATGTATATGGGTGCTTATGGCGCTAAGTTATTAGGAAGCGGTGGATGTGGATTCGTATTAACAATATGTAATGAAAAAACTAAAAAACGTATTCTTAAAAAATATAAAGAATCAATATTAGATTTTAATGTTGATAAAACAGGAGTAACTTCAATTTATTAAATATGATCTTAATATATAATGTATATTTAGACGATAAAACAAGATCTCCAGGATATTATTTTAGAGGACTTTACGGAGAAAATATAAGTACAGTTGATGTATTCAAATATACACTAAACAGTGTAGTAAATATATATAATTGGAAAAAGGTAATTATTAAATTTGAATTGTGCAATTCTTACAAAAATAAAACAGAGGAATTAATAAATTATATAAGTTTATTGTTTAAAGATTATGATTGCGACATTTCTCCAACCCGATGTAAGTATCAATCTGATTGGAAAAAATTATATGAAGAATTAAATGACGATTTAATCTTTTTTTGTTGTAATCATGATCATATATTCATTGATGATGATATAACTCATTTTCAAAATTGTATTGATGAGTTTAGAAATGAATTCTCAAATGAACATGCTACATTATATTTTTCTCATTGGCAGGAAGTTAATGTTTTATTTTTTGAACATACATCAGAATTTAAAAATACATTTGCACATTCAATGAATGATAATGTAGATAGTGCACAAATTATAACAAAAAAAACATATTATCAATGGTGGTTTAGCCAAGAATTCTCCAATCAATTATTTCCTAGAACCGATTATTTTAGTAGTTTCATTCCAAGTAAATATAATAAAATTCAATCAGTTCCATATAGAGAATTTTTTAGACATTTTGATGGATATAGTCATATACGAAATGATCTCGATTCTAAAATTGAAATATCAAACATTACTCCTCCATTATTCATTCCACATGGATTTTTTGAAAATAAAATAAAACTAAATGTTGGATTTGAAACAAATAACAATGAATGTGTAAATATAAATCTTAAAAAAGAAAATTATACAGTGTCAGATTTAAATGGAACCGATTTAAAATGTTTTTTATCTGAGATCCCTTATTGTTGGAAAAAAAGAATTGTAAATATTAATATGCACAATGACTATAATGAACATCATTATAAAAACAAAAGAGATTTAGCTAAAATAGATTCTCTTACCTGTGGATTTTTTCATGGAAAATTAAATAATAATTTATTGTTGGATAGAATAAAAAAATCATATAATATATGAAAATAGGAATAGTATCTGGATATTTTAATCCCGTCCACTATGGACATATCGAATACATCAATTCTGCAAAAGAAAAATGTGATAAATTAATTGCAGTCATCAATAGTGATTACCAACGTGAATTAAAAGGAACAAAAGAATTCATGGATGAAAATCACAGATCTAAAATTATATTTAATTTGAAATCAGTTGATGATGTATTTATTTCTGTTGACAAAGACAAAACTCAATGTCAGACTCTTAGATACTTAAAAAATAAATATAAAGAAGATCACTTGATATTTTTTAACAGTGGCGACAGAAAAGGTTCAAATTTAGTTACTGCAGAATCGGAAGTATGTAAAGAAATTGGAATAGAAGAATCGATTCTTGATCTACCGAAAATATACTCGTCAAGTGAACTATTAAAAAAGTTATGAATAATTTTTACCTACCCTTAATGGAAGACAATATTGACAGAGAAGATGTCAATACACTAATAAACTTTCTAAATCAAACACCAATTCCAAAACTAACCAATGGACCAAAAGTAGTTGAATTTGAAAATGCGTGGGGTCAATGGTTGGGTACTAAATATAATTTGATGGTTAATAGTGGTGCCAGTGCAAATGAATTGACGATACTTGCATTAAACGAATTATATGAAGACGGCGAAGTGATTTTACCACCCCTAACATGGATATCAGATGTTTCATCAGTAATATTTAGCGAATTTACACCTGTATTTTGCGATATCAATTTAAAAAATCTATCTTTTGATTTGGAAAAACTTAAGAAATTAATTACACCAAAAACCAGAGCAATATTTTTGACTCATGTTTTGGGAATCAATGGTCTTACAGACGAACTATTGAACATTTGTAAAGAGAATAACATTCATCTAATTGAAGATGTATGCGAGTCTCATGGTACTACATTTAAAGGTAAAAAAGTAGGATCATATGGATTTGTAAGCAATTTTAGTTTTTACTTTGCACATCATATGTCTACTATTGAAGGTGGTATAATTTGTACTAACGATGAAAGATTCTATCAAATTTGCAGAGCATTAAGATCACATGGTATGATTAGAGAAATGACTAATGAATCCATGAGAAATGAAATTATTAATAATAATCCGGATCTCAATAAAGATTTTATTTTCCTTCGTCCATCTCATAATTTTAGAAGCACCGAACTTAATGCTGTATTGGGTCTGTCTCAGTTGAAAAAATTAGACAAAAATAACAAAAATAGAATAGACAATTATAACTATTTTATGAGTAAATTAGATCCTTCCAAGTACATTACTGACATAGAATTAGATGGACAATGCAATTATGCATTTACAGTAATTTTAAAAGATCCTTCTTTTGTTACTCGTCTAAATGTAGAGTTGAGATTAAAAGAAGCTAGTATTGAATTCAGAAGAGGAATGTCCGGTGGAGGAAATCAACTTCGTCAACCATACATCAAAAAACATTTCAACATCGACTATAACGACTTTAAAGTAGTAGACCATGTTCATAACTTTAGTTGGTATATTGGTAATTATCCAGGTCTACAAAGAGAAAAAATTGATACTCTATTAAATGTACTAAATAATGTATGAATTCCAAAATAAAAGAATGTAGTACTATTATCAATGATTTAATAGTAATTCAACCAGAGTCATTTTATGATCATAGAGGCGAAAACTTTGAAACATATAATGAAGAACATTATTCTAAAATGTTCAAATCGATATCAGAATTCAAAAATAAGGATTTAAAATTTGTTATAGATTCATTTTCTAATTCAACCAAAAATGTTTTAAGAGGATTTCACGGCGATACAGAGAATTGGAAATTAATTGATGTATTAAAAGGAAGTGTATATTTCGTAGTAATTGATGTAAGACTCAATTCATCTACATATAAGAATATACAATATTTTCAATTAAATGATAAAAATAGATATCAAGTTCTCGTTCCATCTGGATGTGTAAACGCACATCTAGTTACATCAGATGAATGTTTATTTCATTATAAATTAACAAAAAGTTATGTTTCTATAGAAAAACAAATTCATGTTAAATGGAATGATCCAACATACAATGTATTCTGGCCAATCAAAAATCCAATTCTATCAAAAAGAGATATATGATTAATACGATTAAAAATTTAAGCCAATCTGTGTTATATATTAACACGGAAAAAGAATTAAAAGAAAAAGTTTTATCTATAGAAAACACTAAATCAGAATTGGTGATTAAATCGTCAAAAACGATGACAGAATCACAAATAAATGAGTATTTTAATTTGATTGATTCATTAGATTATAAAATCTACGATTCGTTTCCATTTGATAATATAAACGATTGTGTTGGTCCGTTAGATAAAAATGAATTTACATATTTTATACAAAATGTATCTAATAATGGAAACTTTTTATGTGTACATAAAGACAATATTAAAAAGTATAATTTGCCAAACAAAATTAAAGATAAAACATGTGTTATAGTTTTTGGTAGAAATGATGGTTATAAAGAAAAAGAAAGATTTATTATTCACATAACTAGAATGTTAGAAACATTTGATGAAGTAATTTATGTTGATTGGAATTCTGAAAAAAGAAGTTTCTTATATGAGATTATTGACGATATTCCTAAAACAGGAAGATTAAAACATTTTGTAATAGAACCAAAAATTGCTAAAATTTTAGAAAACTATGATCCCAACGCACAAGCATGTTCTACTGTATTTTCTTTTAATATAGGTATACGAAGAACAGACGCAGAATATATAGTTTTATCTACCACTGACATTATTCCTCCTACAAAAGAAATTCTTCAAGAATTTATCAAAAAAACAAATAAACACACAATGTATGTTTTGAGTAGAAGAGATATTGATTATAAAGATGTCATTAATAATAAAGACAATTTAAATGATTATGTAAATTATTTAAATAATACAAGCAAACCAAGATATTTTCCCGCAAAGGTTACACCTAACGACAATTATAGTTTGTTCAATTGTTGCGGCGATTTTCAATTTGCAACCAAAAATATCTGGTTAAAAGTTAAAGGTTATGAAGAACAAATGAAATATGCTTGTTTTGTTGATACTAATGTTCAAAAAAAATCAGTATTATACGGATTTAAATTAAAAGATATATACGATGTTCCGTTATATCATATGAGTCATACAGGAATGTCAAATGATGGAAGTTCTCCAAGTAAACAGTTTTATAATAATGCAATGGATTGGGTAGAATATTTTGATAAATATATAGAAAATAACCAAATATTGATATCTAGAAACGAAGATTCATGGGGATTTTCAGAAACCGAAATCGAATACGAAATAATATGAAAAATGTAATTATCGTAGGCGGCGGAATCGTTGGATTGGCCGTAGCATATAAACTATCTTCCAATAAAAATTTAAACATTATAGTATTAGAAAAAGAAAACGATCTAGGACAACATCAAAGTACTCACAATAGCGGAGTATTACACTGTGGTTTATACTATAAACCTGGTTCATTAAAAGCAATATTATCTGTCGAAGGCATTAAACAAATGACAGAATTTTGTAAAAAATACAATATTCCACATGAAATATGCGGAAAATTAGTAGTGTCTACAAATCAAGAAGAATCCGCAAAATTAAATGAATTGTTCGAACGTGGAACAAAAAACGGATTAAAAAATATTAGAAAATTAAACAAACAACAAATGCTTGAAATTGAACCAAATGTAGGAGGAATTGAAGCTCTACATGTTCCACAAGAAGGAATTGTTGATTATAAAAAAGTAATACAAAAATTATCAGAACTAATTACGAACAACGGACATAAAATAAAATTAAATTCCAAAGTAATTAATATTACTAAAGATAAAGTATTTGTTGAAAATGAACAATTTAATTACGACATTTTAATCAATTGTACAGGATTACATTCCGATAAAATCTCAAAATTTACTACTAAAATTAAATCAAAAATTGTTCCATTTAGAGGTGAGTATTATAAACTAAAACCAGAATCAGAACATTTAGTTAAAAATCTAATATATCCAGTACCTGATCCTAAGTATCCATTCTTAGGGGTTCATTTTACTAGATTAGTTAACGGTGGTATTGAAGCAGGTCCAAATGCAGTATTAGCATTCTCTAGAGAAGGATATTCGTTGTTTGATATAAATCTAATTGATATTTTTGATTATATCACTTTTAAAGGATTTTGGAAATTCATATTCAAACACAAATACATGTGTTTTAAAGAATTATATCAATCAATCAGCAAAAAACAATTTGTCAACGCATTACAAAAATTAGTACCAAATATTAAAGAAAATGACTTGATCAAGGGAGATGCAGGTGTAAGAGCACAAGCAATGTCAAATACAGGAGAATTAATTCAAGATTTTGAAATAGTTATTAAAGATAATGTATGTAATGTTGTAAACTGTCCAAGTCCTGCTGCAACATCGTCTTTATCAATCGCAGATTATATCATCAAACAAATTAAATTATGATTGGAATTATATTTATATACACATTCATATTAATAATATGGTTCAATACTGAAGCATTTGTTGAATACATTCACTTATTAAGACTTAAATGGTTTAAAGTAAATGACTATTTAAATTCAAAAGAAACAGATTTTACACTCACATATCATTCATATCTACTACAAAAACATAATAGTTTTTTTACTAGATTGATTACATGTCCATTTTGCTTAAATTTTTGGTTGATTTTAATAGGAAAATTTATTTTTGGTTATTCATTTCTAGAAATACCTACTATTTATGTAACATCACTAATTACATATTTTGTATTCAATAAGTTATCACCATGAGAATCGCCAATTTAAATGAATTATACAATTATATCAAAACAAAAGAACAATTAACATCCAATGGAAGTTTAATGCAACTATGTGCTTGTATAGATCAATTTAAAAATATATGCAGTTGTAAAGCAAAAGAAAAAGGTCAAAAATTATTTGACTGTAATAACAAATATGTTTCTACAATAAATAACATTGACCAACAAACTATAGATTTATTGTTCTCAGTAACAGATGAAAAATCAATAGAATTTTATGATAATTCTATTCACATCAAAACTATTTCAGTATCTCCTTAAGACAATCCTCTACAATAAGATTTAAATTCGGATTATTAATCAAATCACTGTGATTTTTATCAGTAACTATTTGTTCCCATTCAACTTTATAATCGGCAAGAAATCTAATCTTAGGATCATTCAACGCTTCATGTTGATTAGGAGCTTCTGTATAGATTTTCTTACTTTTATCATTGACTCTATAATGTCTTCCATCAGTAGCAAATCCATAAGTATATTTACTAATATGAACCAACTTGCCACCCAGTTGTTTCTTCAACCAAAATACTTCATCATCGGTATATTCTACATAACGAATGTCGCTGATAAAATTAACATCGTTAGTATCTTTCTTTAACTCTTCATGTAATAATCCCGTCCAATATTTACCTTCAGTCTGTTTTCGTTTTACACCACCATACCATACCAACATTTCTCTAAAGGCATTCTTATCTTCGGTCTTTTCACTGAAAGAACTCAATCCCAACTTTTCTTGAATAAACGGTTCACAATCTTTTTTCAAAAAATATGCAAGTGCATATGTTTTAGATGTCAAGTTGTACTTTTCTTTTAAGACTTTTTGAGCAATATCACAAAATAAATTCTTGCCACTTCTAGCAAATCCAGATACTCCTATATAAATTTTATTCATTCTCCATTAACCCTTCTATTTCTTTTTCTGATTTACCATATTGTTTACATATATCAATCAGACTATTAATACCACTTTCCGTTCTGAAAAATAGTACACAATAACTATAGGCATCATCTTTGCTAACCTCAAATTTATTTGATACCAATTGAATTAAATCTTTGTTGAATTTTACTTTGTTAGGTTTAATCCACTTACAAAACCGTCTGCCATGCGGTACAAAGTCACACAATACCTTATAAAGATGTTTCTCAGGTAAGATGTCAAAATACTTGGATACAAACGCAATTTCTTCAATAATCGTTTGATCCATACCAAGTCCCATCAATAATGTATACTTATTGAACGATTTAATATCTGCAGCAGTAAGTGTATCAAAATACTTAGGATTCTTAACTTCCCTAATTTGATTGATATGATCAAATAAAGATTTAGTCTTCGTTAAGTTCTGTGTCTCTTCGTTCGATTGATTTGAATCGTTCTTTGAGAGAGGGGTTTTTTGTTTTTTGGGTCTTCCCATAATGATTGTTGATTCGTGCTCTTAAAGCATTAAGAACCGATAATACAGTCTTTTGATTCAAATACAAGGTATTTAATTCTTTTTCCAATTTTTTCTTATCGTCATCGATACTAACAAGAATTGCGTTTTTATATTCTTCCAATTTATAACTTAAATAAAAAGAATGTAACGCCAACCACATTACTGCGAATGGCGTTACACTCTGAAACTTTAGTGATAATGAAAATAATACTACATTAATTATTATGACAACTATTGATTTAATATTCATTATCTACTTCATCTTGGTAATTTCTTACCTTCCCTCCTTTATTTAAATATGGTTTATTTACCTTTGACAATTTTTTATTTTTTT